TACCATTCATTACATTTCATACCATTCATTACATTTCATACCATTCATTACTTCTGAATATGTAGCTTTCCTGCTTCGTCTTGTCTGATTGCCATAGGATCACTTATCAACAAGTAATTAAGAACGTTGATTATACCTTCAACATCATCACCGAGAACTCCTAAACTACGATTACATGAATTACAACAGTAGCCTCTGAATTTGTTCATTTTATGGCAGTGGTCAAACACTAATTTATTTTTTTCATCTTGAATTTTATTACAGATATTACATCTGGAACCTTCAGGGGCATTATACGAAATCCCTTCTTGTTTTGCTATATTTTTAGCAATCGATTTTCCTCTGTTCACAATATTTGTACAATCTGAACATTCAGGTCTTCTTAATCTAAAGCCGTTTCTATCAAACGCATCAGTTCCTGAAGTATTCCCATTAAAATATATTAGCTGCTTATTCACCTTACATTTTGAGCACTCCTTGTATTTAATGAAAGCGTCATCATATTCTTCCTCAGGAGAACTGAAACGTGCTTTGTCCTTCTGCCTTATATAGTTAACAACTTCTTTCTCAGTAAAAGATTTTTTAGTCATATTGTTTGGTGTTCGCTTGGTATTCGCTTGATGTTCGCTTGATGTTCGCTTGGCTTTAATGTTTAAAAAATAGATAGTTAATCAATTTTTATATTATATTCATCATTTTATTACATATTTATCCAAATTATTAAATTCTAATAATCTTGTCAAACTTATCAATATAGCTTTCAATAGAGCCGTTATTGATTAGAATGATATCATAAGGAATATTCATGTATTCTAATTCAGATATATGAGTTTTTGGCTCAGATATGTGGGCTTTTTGCTCAGATATGTGGGCTTTTTGCTCATATATGTGGGCTTTTGGCAAATCAGAAGAATCATCTACAGGGCTACTGCTACTTAAGGAAGGTCGAATAACCCTTATAATCGCAATTTCATCTTTTCGTATTTTTGAAATACTAAATAACGCCTTGTATTCGTGGAGAAATCGTAAGTCGCTGATAACAAATCTTTGTTCTGGATTATTTTTTATTTTATCTGCTATGTAATTTTTTAAAGTATTCGCAAAGAAATTTTTCTTCATATCAGGCAATATCTCCTGTATTTTCTCTTGCATTATCTCTGTCCCAAAGAATTGAAGTGCTGTTCTTGGTGTAATCCCCCATCTTTCATCTACAATATCCTTCCTCTCTGTTCCTTTATCTTCACCAATCCCCACCTGGTCATCATCAAAGTTAAAAAGACTTTTTATAGCAAGTTTTAAAGGTTGGGCAAAAGCGACTCTTTCGTAATTATATTTATCTACTAAATGTTGTGCTAACACATCTTTGCCACTCCTTTTAGCACCACAAATAGCAATAATCATGGGCATCTTAGGAACTGACATCTTTTATTTTTTATAATATATTTAATATAATCTATTAATTATTATTTAGGATATTAATATCATTTTTTTATATTTTATATTATTGCCTAAAAATATAAAAAATGATTTGATATTTAAGAATTATTTAGTAATAAGATACAACTAATAATGTTTTCTAACCTCTGCTGGGATATTCTGGATATTTATTTCCAAAAGGGCGGTTCTCCTGAATCATCAAACCCTCTTGTAAAGCATCAGATTGATAGTTATAATAAGTTCATAGACAATACTTTAGGTCAAATTATCACAGGTTTTAATCCTATCAAAGTAAAGATTACTAACCAGAAGGCAGAATTGCCAGATAATTCCTATAATATTTCTATCAATATCCTTCAACCCAGTATCGTTAAGCCAAATTATCAGCTTCCCGACGGAACCCAAAACATCATGACACCGTATATTGCTCGTATGAATAATATGACATATTCAAGCGGTATCTATGTTAATGTTCATATCTCCACAGAGATCACGAACAAGAATGGGATGACTGAGAAGTTTGACAAAACAGTTAATGGTGTATATATCGGCAAAATCCCCATCATGGTTCGCTCTAAACTCTGTGTCCTCAGTCAGATGCAAGGAATTTGCGAAGAAAACAAGAACGAATGTATATATGATTTTGGCGGCTACTTTATTGTTAATGGTAATGAAAAGGTTTTGATTTCACAAGATCGTATTAATGAAAACAAGGTTCTCGTGTTTCACCCGAATAATAATGCCGAAGGTTTGTATGCTGAAATTCGCTCGATGTGTGATTCGACCTATCTGCCTCCTAAGACAACTTGCTTGAATATGAGCGGCAAATTGAATCACATGGGACGCATTATTCGCATTAATACATCTTTCATTCGCTCTGAGGTTCCTATCTTCGTAATCTTTAGGGCACTTGGTATTATTAGCGATCGTGAGATTATTAATCATATCGTATATGATACTGATAGTGAGAAAAATCAGCGTATTATTAATGAACTCATGGCGTGTTGCGAAGATGCTTGTGATATCAATACACAGGAACAGGCTGAGAATACGCTTATTAAGATTATGATTGGTGTGAATAAGAATAACGATCATGAGACTAATAAAGCGCAGCTCCATAATAATCTTATGAATGATTTTCTCCCTCATGTTGGCAAATCTTATAGACGCAAAGCTCTCTATGTAGGTTATATTATTCGCAAGATGATCCGTATATACCTTGGATATGATACTTACGATAACCGAGACTCGTATATTAACAAGCGTGTTGATACTCCAGGTGTCCTAATGAGCAATCTATTTCGTCAGTGTTATGGAAAAATGACAAAGGAACTGAAGATAGCGATTGAAAAAGAACTTAATTTGTGGCGTGGGAATGCTAACATTCCTATTTCAAATATTATTTCTGACATTAGTATTCACCGATTTTTCAAGCAATCTCTTCTGGATTCATGGATTCGATATTCACTATCTACAGGAAACTGGGGTATTAAAAGTATCGGTACATTTCAGAATATTAAGCAAGGTGTATCTCAAGTTCTTAATCGCATGTCTTATGCGAGCACACTTTCGCATCTGAGGCGTATTAATACAGCGATGGAAAAGAATGGAAAACTTGTTCAACCGCGTAAGCTCGATAATTCGCAGATTGGTATGATATGTCCTGCTGAAACTCCTGAAGGTAGCTCTGTCGGTCTTGTTAAAAATATGGCACTTAGCACAAATATCTCAATCGCTATGAATAGCATTCATATTCGTAGGATTTTGGTGAATCTTGGAGTTATTGTTTATGATGACAGCTATAATATGACGAACCCTGAGAAATCGCCTATTGAATACTTGAAGAATATGGGAAGCGAAGACAACGTATATATCATGGTTAATGGAGATATTATTGGTTATTATACAAATCCTGATAAATTATATTTGACCTTGAAGCATTATAAGCGTAGCGGAATTATATATCCTATGACTTCTATTGTATGGAATATTCAAAAGTCATGTATAATTATCAGCACGGAAGCAGGGCGTATGTATAGACCTCTCTATATTGTTGATATTGATCCTATTACAAATAAGCGTGAATTGCGGATTGAAAGAGTATTGAGGAGAAAGAATATCAGTTGGAAAGAATATATTGCTGACAAACACTTTGATTACTTTATAGTTCCTAATGAAGTTTCAAAAGATCAGGAAGATCCTGACAAGTATTTGGATGAAGAAGGATTTATCGAATATATGGATTGTGATGAAATTAATAATGCGATGATTGCTACATTTCCTGTAGATTTGGAAGAAGGAATTAAAGGAACTGCTTTGCCTCCATTCTACACACACTGTGAAATTCATCCCAGTCTAATGAATGGCATTCTTGGTGTTAATATCCCATTCAGCGATCACAATCAGTCCCCAAGAAACTGCTACCAGTGTGCGATGGGCAAACAGGCACTCGGAGTATATATGAGTAATTTCAATAAGCGCATAGATACGATGGGGAATATTCTTAACTATCCGCAGAAATCTCTTGTATATACTAAATTATCTAAATATACTATGGCTCATAAATTACCTTCAGGTGTGAATGCGATTGTTGCGATCATGACACATACTGGATTTAATCAAGAAGATAGTATTATGGTAAATCAATCGGCACTCGATAGAGGGCTCTTTACAAGCACATATTACAAGGCTATGCGTGATGTATGTAATAAGAATCATAGCACAGGCGAGGAGGAATTATTTACGAATCCTACAAATATTTCTTCGCAAAAACCATACTCATATGAGAAGCTGAATGATGATGGTTTTGTATCAAAGAATACTTATGTGAATGGAAATGATGTTATTGTTGGGAAGGTTATGCCAAAGAAAGCGAATGGTGTAATTACATATCAAGATAGTAGTTTGACGATGAAAGCGAATGATGATGGGTATATTGACATGAATTATAATGGTATTAATAGCGAAGGCTATAAGTTCTGTAAGGTTCGTATTCGTAAAAACAGGAAGCCTGAGATTGGTGATAAATGCGCAAGTTGTAGTGCGCAGAAAGGTACTATTGGGATGATATACAGACATCAAGATATGCCTTTTACAAAAGACGGAATTGTTCCTGATATTATTATGAATCCGCACGCAATCCCTTCGCGTATGACGATTGCTCAATTAATGGAATCGATTATGGGGAAGGCTTGTTGTCATATTGGGGCATTTGGAGATTCAACACCATATACGGATTGTAGTGTTGAAGGGATTACAAAGGTTCTTGAGATGTCTGGGATGGAAAAATATGGGAATGAGATCTTGTATAATGGACGTACAGGTGAGCAAATTCATACGGATATCTTTATTGGTCCCACATATTATCAAAGATTGAAGCATATGGTTTCTGACAAGATCCACTGTCTGACTGAAGATCATGAAGTTTTGACAGAGGATGGATGGAAGTTTGTTAATATGGTTACGACAGATGATAAGGTAGCGATTCTTAAAGATGATAAGTTAGTTTATGAGAATCCTATGGAAGTCCATAAATATCCTGAATATTCTGGAAGTATGTATAATATTAGTAATACACAGATTGATTTGAATACGACTATTGATCATAGGATGCTTGTGAAGAATGCGTTAGCTGCGAAGAATGCGAAGGATGCGAAGAATGCGAAGGATATGAAAAACAACTATCGCTTAGAGAAAGCAAGCAATATTATTGGAAAATTTGTTAGATACAAAAAGGATTGTGTATGGGACGCTCCTGATTATCAGTTTATGATTCCTGGTAGCGATAAAGAGATTAATATGGAAGCTTGGTTATTATTCTTTGGTAAATGGATTGCGAGTGGTTGCGATAATAGCATTATATACCAGTTTGGATGTCATAGTATCACAGATGATAGTCATTATATTACATATTACTTAAATCACTTATCTGATAATAAATACAAGGATACATTATATATGCCTGAATGGGTATGGAAGTTAAGCAGCAAACAAGTGAAGATTTTGATGAAGTCTATGATTTTGACAAATATGGCTTTAGGAAATTATAAATATGATAATATGTTCTGTACTGCTTATGAAAATTTGGCAGATGATATGATGAGGTTATGTATTCATGCTGGTTGGAGCGGTGTCAAGAGTCTTTGGAAAGAGAACATTTGGAAGATTACTATTATTAAGAAGAACAATAGTCCTTACGCAAACGCAAGATCAATTAGCAAAGAGAAACAGCATAATGAGCGTGTCTATAATTACAAAGGCGCTGTTTATTGTATTAGTGTATCTTCTGAGATATTTATGGTTCGACGCAACGGCAAATCGGTATGGACAGGAAATTCACGTGGTTCGAATGGTCCCATCGTTATGTTAACAAGACAGCCGAGTGAAGGAAGGGCAAGGTCTGGAGGATTGCGGTTAGGAGAGATGGAAAGGGATTGCTTTATTGCTCATGGTACATCAAATTTCCTTGCGGAAAGAATGCTACATGTTTCAGATAATTATAGGGTATTCATTTGTAAGAAATGTGGGATGCACGCAAATGTTAATACTGAGAAGAGTATTTACAGTTGTAAGTATTGTAAAAATAATACTGATATTGCGCAGGTAAGGATGCCATATGCTTTCAAGCTTCTCAATCAAGAGCTATATACGATGAATATTATGATGCGATATGTATGTAATTAAAACATATAACAATATCTCTATATACTATATACTACTTAGTACACAATTATCTATATTCGAATATGCGTATGAATATAAGTATTAATATTAATGATTGTTTTAAAATATCTAAGACTCTTATATTATTTTTTATATTCACTACAGCAAGCTGCGACAAACATCATCATAGCAATATTTCATTATTTAATAATAATATATGTAATAGCCTAAAAACAAATAATTATGTTCCTTTCAGGAAACCATTAATTATGTATACTTGTAAACATAGAGGTGTTAGCAATACACGAAAGACACATAATCCATATGCTGTATTTGCTACAGATATATTAAGAAAATATATCTATATAGTTAATGTTGTTATAATATATATAATATTATATAGTTTATAAGTTTTGTAATTCTTATATTTTTTTATATATATAAACATTTAATATATATTCATAAACATAATATATGGATAGTAATAATTATAAATTATACGGCGTATTAGGAGTTCCCAAAGATGCTTCATCTGATGATATAAGGAAGGCATATAAGACGCTTGCCTTCAAATACCATCCTGACAAGAACAAAGGGGATGCTGCTGCTGAAGAAAAGTTCAAGGAGATATCGGCAGCATATAATGTTCTGAGCGATGAGACTGAACGAGCCAAATATAATGATATAGGAGATGCTAATTATAATAATGGATCAGGTCAGGAAGCTAATAGGAATCCTCATGATATTTTTGAAGCATTCTTTAGAAGTAGAGGAGGGCCATTTGGGGCTGGTGGCCATGGTTTTGAAGATGACATATTTTCTTTTGGTATGGGAGGTGGAGGAGGAGGCAATAGACAACCTAAAAAAGCCCAACCAATCGAGAAAACATTTGTTTTTAATCTCGATGATGTATATAGCGGTATTAATAAGGATTTGAATATAAATATTCGCAAATATTGTCTTAAATGTAATAAAAAATGTGGTAAATGTGATGGTAGGGGTATAATTCAGCAGATAAGAAGTATGGGATTCATGCAACAAATCTTCCAAGGTTCTTGTGATAGTTGCGAAGGTTCTGGAATAATTATTGAAGGAAAATCAGGTTGTAAAACATGTAATGGCAAAGGAACTTATAATGAAGATAAGAAGGCTACTTTAATAATTCCAAAAGGGATTGATGAGAGTTATAAGACGGCATTTCCAGAATTAGGAGAGCAACCAAGGATACCCAATATTAAACCTGGTGATTTGATAATACACATTAAAATAGAGGAACATAAGCATTTTATTAGGAAAGGAAATGATTTATATTATAAAACAGATATATCATTTATCGATTCGGTAGTAGGGAAAGATATTGTCGTGCCTTATTTTAAAGAAAAAATAAATATAAATACTAATATATTTGGGGTCATTTCTAATGGTAAGAATTATCTATTAGAAGGCAAAGGGATGCCAGTATTAAATACACAAAATAAGGGAAATATGTTTATAGAGTTTACTATTAATTACCCTAAGATTAAAAATCTGGAGAAGACTGACAAGGTCGAAGAACTAAGAACATTACTTAATGAGGTGTTTTATGGTTAATAATTATTTATTATTATTTAATAATTATTATTTATTATTATTTAATAATTATTATTTATTTATTATTTATTTAATATTCCATATTCTTTTTACTTTCAATAGCATATAATATATTGTATATAGGGTCTAAATTAATATTATCGTTATACCCGTATTTTTTAATAAATTGCGCGAGGAGTATTGAGTTGTCGTCTGTTAATTTCTCGTCTAAGCTTGAAGTTATATAATATTTGTATTTTTTGGTTGCCATTTTCTTCCGGTCAATAAATAATACTTTGTCAGTCTCTTTATCATAATAATCAACGTACTTTTTTTTCTTTTCTGCCAAATCAAATACATAAAAGGCGCTATTCATTTTACTAATATTATCTGATGGTGAAAATAAAACAGGTGATATTATTTTAGGTTGTCCAATAATAATCTTAGTTTCTTCAGCCAGAAAGTTATACTCAAATTTTAAAACAAAATCTGTAGCTACATTATTGCTATTATTAACATGCGCTATATATATATTATATATGTATGAATTGTCATTATTATTTATATTCATGTTAATAATTTCATTAATATCGGAGCATCTTGTCATTTTATTTGCTATACGATATATGTAATCACGATATAACACATAGAATGTTCCGAAAATTATAAGTAAAAAAAGTACGTTTATAATAATTTGATAATTAGATACTTTGTTATCTGCTATAGTAGTAATCTCAAGTAGATATTGATTTGAAGTCTCGTCAATACCATTTATCATTACTTGGATATCATTAATAATGTTATTAATATTACTCATATAATGTCTTAATAATATATTATATATTATAATTAAGTCATTATTAAGTCATCATCAAGTTACCAAGAAGACTCCTTATTCTTATATATTTATATTCTTCTTTTGTTGTAGCTTTGCGAAGAGAATATAGTCAATAATTGTTATGGGATAATTGTTATTTTTAGAAAAGTTCTTTGTGAACTTAATGAGTTCATTTGTGGTATATGAATATATGATATTGTAGTTTTTATCAACGGCATAATACTTGTAATTATTGCTATTAATTCTTAAACTAAGATCATCTATAATAGCCGGTTTCATATTCTCTAAATTATAGTAATTGTAATTAAAACTATCAATAAAGCAACCGTTGTTATTTAAGTCAATCGCCTTCTTACCTTCTTTGGAATTAATTTGCTTCGTATATTCTATTACAACCTTATTATATTCCTCTAAATCGCTGCGTTTATTAGATTTCTTTAGTGTCGCAGCAAGTTCAATCTTCTTTTTTTCAAGCGCTTTTAACTCTTCAAGAAGGGTCTCATAATCATTCATTCTATATACAAAGACGTTTTCTTCGTCTTCGGTAATGCCAAAATCCACCTTAGTTTCCATCTTGTTAAAATCATATGTTATTTTAATAAGATAGTCAGTAAGTTTTTTGATTTTCTTAGTATTTACGATGATAATAGTATAAATATATGGAGTTTCTGTGTAAACGTTTTCATCAATAATTTTTGATATATTATTACACTTGGAACATCTCTTAGCATTTTTATATATGGAATCCCAGTATAGAAATATACCTATCATTATAATAATACATAAATACAAAACAGAATATATAAATACGTACATGTCATTTTTATGAGTTATTATATTAATAAGTTGACATTCAAAATTCTCCATAATTAATATATTATTCTTAATATAATAATTTAATTTAATATTATTAAATATTAACCTAATTTGATATTCACATAATTCATTTCAGTATGTATCTGATTCGCTACATCAGGTATATCGGGCATAGTTGCTACTATATCAGGTCTCGCAATCGTCATATTCCTATATGAATTGGCATCACTCCTCTGTTTTATTGATAAATATGACTCTCTATAAAAGATGTCCTTCTCTCGCTCTTCTTCCTTGTATTTAGTATCAAAGTTATAATCAATATACTCAATATTTGCTGGAGGAGCTCTAACGTTGCTACTTCCTTTGCCAACAAAGTTCTCGAGACATCTTTGTTCGGCAGCCGCAAATTCTTCAGGTGTTAATACGGCTCTGAATATATTAAGAACAAACTTTATAATATCTTTATTTTTATCTAAGAAGGTTTTTTCAAAGAACCATACAAAAAAACCTTCCTTATCTAATTCATTCCATGGCCATATATTTGCGAAGGGGTTAGTAAATATTATATTTCTTAATATTAACCCTATCATCCAGCAAACCAAAATAATAAATAAAAAAAATGCGGCAAGACATAAAATAATTATATATACGTTGTGGCACATAGGAAAGTTAATAACATTATAAATAAATATAGGAAGTACCATTACAGGCTGGTGATCGCCTAATGTGTGATCTCTTAATGGTCCCACAACATCATTAATTAATGGTAAGCATGATATGATATAAAGAATCCTCAATAAATAAAATAGATATAATATACAAAATATCAATATCACAGTATAAGCAATCAGATAGAATATATTGATTTTCATAAGTTTCTATTTCTCTATTTACTATATTGTTAGATGATTTTATAAGTCGAATTTCCTCTTTTTGTTAATGTCGCTATAGTACTCATTAAGTTCTATAATACTCTTATAATATATAAATATGATGTTATTACATATATCATCGTATATGTCGGCATGTTCGCACCGATTAACGTATTCATCGAAGCTTGACAATACCTTATCCTCAAAGTATTCGTCTGATCCCTTGATTTTATCCTTGTAATCTTTGATAATTTTTGAATGAAGGCTATTGATCCTGGGTTCATTTATGATATTTTTGAGCAACTCATCGCTTTCAAAGAAGTCGTTTATGTTATCATAGAATGTTGTCATTATGGGATGTTGACGTATGCCTGTGGATAAGCTGTGGATTAGCTGCGGATAAGCTTGCGGATAAGCTGCGGATAAGCTGCGGATAAGCTGCGGATAAGCTTGCGAAATAGCGGAGAATAAGCTATTATAGATCATCAATTTTCAATATTTATTTTAAAAATAAGGACAAATTTAATATAAAAAATGATTACACTCTTTTTAATATAAAAATAAGTATACATATATAATTATGTCTGGTAGAAAAGTTTGCCTTAATTTTCCCTCAGTCTATTACACAGGTAAGGAACAATCTCCATTACATTTTGGGTTATCTGCTGAAGGTTATGAAATCAATTCAATAATGGAAGGGTTTGACAAGGAACTATGGATTGTAGAAGTTCGCAACAATAAGAAGGTTTGGACGAAGAAAGAGCACATTAACAAGATGACATATGAGATACCTTTAATCAACGAATTCACGGATACAAAGACTGTTAAGGCTGATACAGAAATAGAAGAGGTAGTCGCTACAGCAGTAGAATCAAATAGCAAAAACAATACTAACAATACTAATAAGGTTGTCTCTACGGATATATCAAGTCTTAATGCTGATACTGATGCGAATGCTGTGAATGCTGCGAATGCTGCGAAGTCTGCGAAGCCTGCGAATAATACCGGTGATGATAATACGAATGACAACATGGATACAAGCGATACTTCTAAAATCAAGGCAAAGGTTAGTAAAACCATAAAACCGACAGATTATACCCTGTTCATAACATATCGTATTCATCAAATGAAAGAGGAATCGAGTGATAATAAGAAGAATTATGATTGTGCGAGGTATGAATGGAAGGAATATAAAAAGAAACCTGAAGAATTGCGATTAATAATGGTTGAGGCTAATAATTTCCAAAAACAGACAGCAAAGTAAATAAAAAATGATTAATTATTATTTAAATATTTAAATTATATTAAATATAATATTGATGAATACTATTTATTTTAACAAGAATAATATTATTCTTATTGATAGTAGTTATTATGTATTTCATAGATATTTTGCTACATATAGGTGGTTTTCATTTCAAAATATTGATGTCTCTGTTGATGACATAACAAATAACGAGGTATTTATTACAGCGTTTTATAAGCATATTAATAATGATATTAAGAAAATCTGTAAAAAATGGAATACTAACAAGGATAATATAGTATTTTGTGTTGATTGCCAGCGTACCGAAATATGGAGAAATGACATCTATGATACTTATAAGGCGACTCGAGTTCAGAAGAATAATTTTAATAAAAAAATCTTTAGTATATTCAACGATTACATTAATTCTTTGGGTTTTAAATATATATCACAGAACAGATTAGAAGGCGATGATGTTATTTATTTATCTCAAAAGATGATCAAGACACAATTAGAAATATTAAAAAATAATGATATTAACGTTGTTATCATAACAAATGATAATGATTTTCTACAATTAGTTGATAAACAAGTGTGTGTATATAACATGCAGTTTAAAGAGCTTGTGAAGCGTGGTTTTAATAATCCGAAAGTTGATTTATTATTTAAGGCAATTTATGGAGATAAGAGTGATAATATTTCTAAGATTGGCTCAGGAATAACAAAAGAGAAAGCATTAATGATATCTAATATGACTGATATTGAAAGAGAAAAATATATAAAAGAAAGCGGATATGAAGAGAAATTCATGTTAAATATGAAACTGATCTCATTCGAAAATATACCAAAAGAATATACCGATATATTTAGTAATAATGTTAAAATAATACTCGAAAACTAAATACCTATTATATACAATTACAATAATTTAAAATCTAAAATTTTTATGTTATGTTTATATGCTTTTATGCTTCTAATTTTTTTATGCTATCTATTTTGTGTTTTTCAAGATTAGACATGTAATACCATGATTTCTTCTCAGGTTCCCATCGACACCCATGTTTCTTAACAGCATCCTTATTTTTAAAGGGAATCTTGACATATATCTTTTTATGTATTTCAATATCTACTCCAGTATCACTTGCTACTTTTTCTTCATTAGATGTATCACTTTCAGATATCTTTACAATTTCTTCGATTGCTTTCTTGTTAGTTTCAGATATATTATCTTCATAATACCATTTTTTACAAGACATGTCCCATTTAGCTCCTAACTTCTTAACACCATCCTTATAATCAAAACCAATATTAATATAATGCTTCATACTGATCGGAGTTTCCTTGATATTTGATATTAAAGTATTATCTAAATAATCTAAGGTTGCTGACGCAGCTGACGCAGCTGATGGTACTATAACTCCTACAGCCATATTAGCCAATCTATCAGCTTCCGCATTTCCAATCGAATGCTCATCATTCAAACCAGTATGCGCTTTTATGTGTTGTAAATTAATATGCTTTTTGTAAGGTTTGTATATTTCACGAATTCTTTGAATTAATTGAAGATTAGGAGGAACCTTCCCTTCAGCTGTTTTCCAGTCATTCTTAAATAATTTCTCTCCAAGAGTAGTTGCGCATTTAATAACATATTCTGAATCTGTATATATGTTGATTTTCTTTGTAGGTGGTGTTTTAATCAACTCGTCATTCATTTTCTCTACAGCACGAATAAACGCAGTTAATTCGCCTGTATTATTTGTTTGCTTTCCAACAACCCTCGCATATTCATTTCTTTCATCATCAGCTTTAAAATATACACCATAACCTGCGATGGCATTAGGACTTCCATTATGAATACAAGAGCCATCAATATAAATGTTGACAATTTCCATAGCAGAACCTTCTTTGTTTGATTCACTCATTTTTGATATTACTATATTATTATAAAGATATTATCAATTTTTATCAAAATGTGATAGTTTTATGAGCACATGTTAAATATGTGTGGAGTTTATAGGTTAAAAACATGCCCAAAGTTTTAATATATATATATATATTAAATATTATAGCAATATCAAATGATTAAGTGTATTAATAGTAATATTGAAATATATAGTGATAATAATTACAACTATAACAATTGGAACCTTATTAATAATAATGGTGTATTTAATATACTTAATAATACCTCTAATCGTGTTGATTTCTGTATATTACCGTCAGGAAATATAGGTCTCGGAAGTACAGCTCCTAAATCAAAACTTGATATTATAGGAGATGTTCATGTTCTTGGGCGAACAACACTAAGTTCTAATTTAATTATTAATAATACACTTTCAACAATTCCAATCGCACAATTTGGCACTAATGCCATAGTCCAAAGCAACATATATATAATAGGTGGTTCTTCATCACGTTTAGGGATTGGTAGCTTATCTCCTACTGTCCCACTTGACGTTGTAGGTTCCGCTAATATTTCAGGATTAATTACAGCAAACGGTGGTATAATTGTTCCAGCTGGACGGAATTTAAATGTTGTTGGTACATTATCAACAATAATAATTAATACAACCACAGTTAATACTGCCAATCTGAATGTATCAAGAACAATAAATGCGAACGGTGGTCTCATATCGCCATATGGTTATGCTATAATTGCCGACGGTGGCATATATACAACATCTTTGAATGCTACAGATGTAATAAATGCGACACAAGGGCTTATAGTATCTGCTGGAAGTTTGCTAACAGCCGACGGAGGAATATCTGCGACAACCATTACTGCGTCAGGGTTAATAACTGCTAACAACGGATTAACAATCCCTACAGGAAAATCATTAATAGCGAATGGTGGTATATCAACAACAACGATCGAGACTTCTGGAACAGTTACAGTTAAATCTACAACAGAAACAGCACCAATCGTTCAATACGGAACCAATACTTCTGCTGTTAATAACATATATTTTGTTGGAGGTGGCAGAGCAAGAATAGGCATAGGCAGTTCATCACCTACGGTTTCTCTTGATATTGTTGGGAACGCAAATATATCTTCTACAATATCAACAAATATAATTAGTGCGTCAGGTTCTATAACAGGAAATAATATAGTATCTACCACAACAATTCAAGCAGGCGGCTTAATAACTGCTAATGGAGGTATAACAGTTCCTTTAGGAAAACAGATTGTCGCAGCAGGAGGCATAGCAGCATCAACAATATCTGCGTCAGGTTTTATAACAGCATCAGCTTTGTTAACTGCTACTGATGGGATACAGGCAAATACAATAAATACGACAGGGGTTATAAATACAAATAGTGGTTTAATATCAGGATCTACAATAACCTCTTCGGGATTAATTACGGCAAATGGTGGAATTAGTGCTTCAACAATTACCTCTATTGGAATAATAAATGCTCAATCAGGTTTATCAGTAACCTCTATAAATGCTACAGCAGGGATAACAGGAACAACAGTCAATATGAGCGGATTAATAAAAACAACAGGTGGGTTAGAAAGTACTACTATTATTGCTTCAGGGCTATTAACAGCAAATAATGGTATATTAGCATCATCAATAAACTCTACAGGTGTCATAACAGCAGGGAATGATACATTAACTACACCGATTGCTCAATATGGAAAAAATGTCAGCGCTGAAAAAAATTTATATTTTGTTGGTGGAGGATATGCGCGTGTAGGTATAGGTAGCGCAAGTCCTACTGTTTCTCTTGATGTTGTTGGTGATACCAAAATAACTGGGGCATTAACAGCAAGTGGTGGGATATCTACTACAACTATTAACGCATCGCAATTAATAACAGCAAGTAATGGGTTAACTACAACGACTGTAGATATTTCAAATAATCTTCTTGTTAAATCGACTGTAGCTACTACACCAATAACACAGATTGGTAATAATACAGATGTAAAGAATAATCTATATTTTATTGGAGGTGGAACAGCCCGGATAGGGATTGGTAGCGGTTCCCCTAACAACGCACTTGATATTGTAGGTAATATTGATATTACTGGTGTATATAAAAAGGATAATAGAGATGTTATACTTGATACGAGCAACTATGTATTAGCAACATCAAATATTATTGTTAATCGTTTAGGAGATTATCTACCATATACATGGATTATTGATAGCCAAACTTTTAATTTAAATTACACATTAGGTAATGTTGGGATTGGGACAATATTACCTAAGAAAAAACTACATATCATGCACCCGAGTGGTGAATTAATAAGGATTGAAACAAATGCTGAAGGCGCAAATCAAGTATCCGGGATTGAGTTTGGGATTCCTTCTTATAATACAGAAACACGAAGTAAAATAACATCAAAGACATACTCAGCTGACGCAACAAGCGCAAGCGATCTACAATTTAGCACAGTCTCAGGAGTAAATAATTCATCACTCAAGCTTATTATCACACCTATTGGGAATATAGGTATAGGAACTCCGAACCCTCTTAATATTTTACAGATAGGAAACGCAGGAAGACTTCGAATTGCTAATAGCATTAGCGATTATACGATTATAGGAACAGCAGATGTAGACGATACTACAAATACGAAGATTGAACTTTCCGGAAATACTCGAGGTGATTCACAGAGTGGAAATATATCATATGTAGCAACAAATACTCATGGTTCTCATAGATTTATTACTAATTCTACAACAGAGAGAGTTCGTATAACAGGAGCTGGTAATGTTGGGATAGGAACTACAGATCCTGAGCAACTATTAACGTTATATGGTAATAATACTAAATTAAAGATAAAGAATAGTGGTGGTATCTCTGATATTAATAAATCTGTTGCGATTAACTTGGAGAATGGAAATGAAGGAGAGTGGATAATATGTAATTCTAATAGTAGTCTGACATTTGATTATAATAGTAGTCCAAGTTCCTCAGGAACTTCAAGTTCCTTAAGTACCTCTAATCGGTTAATTATAGATGGGGTCAGCGGTAATATTGGTATAGGGACACGTCCACATATCTATTTGCCAATAGAAGCAAGTAATTACAAATTAAATATTATAGGTGATATCAAAGTTGCTGGTGATATAATACCGAGTAGTAGTAATACATATAACTTGGGTTCATATACAAATAAATGGAAGGATTTGTATTTGTCAGGTAATAGTATATATTTAGATGATTTGGTAATTTCGAGAGATTCTAATATTAATTTAAATATCAAAGATTTGCTTGGAAATTATAGGGATATTAATTTAAGTAATGTTATTTTAAATAATAACAGTAATCAGCTAACAATCGGAATCGATGTTGATGGTAATATAACATATAGTACTTCAAATAAGATATACTATCCTGTTACAACTCCTTATATAAATAATACAACAATATTAGACAACGTGAATGATATAATTTTATCGACTTCTAATTATGCTATAGAGACAAGCAATAAGCTTACGGATATAATAAAGAATTTAGATAATAATCAGAGTAATTATGTATTCACGACGAATGACACTATATCTACAAGGATAACTAATTTAACCACCGATATGATAAATGAGAATCTTAATGGTGCTAAAAAATTCATCATTAATCATGTGTATGATAACAGCATGTTGATTAATGGGACTTTAACTATTAATTCGAATTTAATAGTTCTTGGAGAGAACACGAGGCTTGATACGATTGTATATACTACAGAAAGATTGGAAGTTGTGAATGCTAATAATACATCTGTCGCATTAATTGTTCAACAGAAGGATACTTTTAGAGATATTTTTGTTGCGTCAAATTTAGATAGTAATGTATTTACGATTGCTAATAATGGGGATGTTAATATTTTAGGTAATTATAAGAAGAATAATAGAGATGTTATTTTTGATACAAGCAACTATGTATTATCTACGAGCAATATTTTAGTAAATTATGCTAACATGAATGATACTAATAATAGCAACTATATATCTTCTACGAGCAACATTTTATATAATAATATTGCTTACTTAGATGTTAAATTTAAATTATTAACATTAAAAGTAAATCTTAATGATGCTAATGCTACAGAATACACTTTAACATCAAGTAATAATCTAATAAATAAAGCTAACGAGAATGATAGCAACGCAAGCAATTACATACTAACAACAAGTAATAACTTAATTAACAAGGCTAATGAGAATGATAGCAACGCAAGCAACTATATATTAACTACAAGCAACAACTTAATTAACAAGGCTAATGCTAATGATAGCAACGCAAGTAATTACATACTAACAACAAGTAATAACTTAATAAATAAAGCGAATGCTAATGATAGCAACTCGAGTAATTATATTTTGACTACAAGTAATAATCTAATAAATAAAGCTAATGAGAATGATAGCAACGCAAGCAATTACATACTAACTACAAGTAATAACTTAATTAATAAAGCTAATGAGAATGATAGCAACGCAAGTAACTACATTCTAACTACAAGTAATAACTTAATAAATAAAGCGAATGCTAATGATAGCAACGCAAGCAATTACATTCTAACCACAAGTAATAACTTAATAAACAAAGCGAATGCTAATGATAGCAACGCAAGCAATTACATACTAACTACAAGTAATAACTTAATTAATAAAGCTAATGAGAATGATAGCAACGCAAGTAATTACATTTTGACTACAAGCAACAACTTAATAAACAAAGCAAATGAGAACGATAGCAACGCAAGCAATTACATATTAACCACAAGCAATAACTTAATAAATAAAGCGAATGCTAATGATAGCAACGCAAGCAACTATATATTAACTACAAGTAATAACTTGATAAACAAAGCGAATGCTAATGATAGCAACGCAAGTAATTACATTTTGACTACAAGCAACAACTTGATAAACAAGGCTAATGCTAATGACAGCAACTCGAGCAACTACATACTAACCACAAGTAATAACTTGATAAACAAAGCAAATGCTAATGACAGCAACGCAAGTAATTATATTTTAACTACAAGTAATAACTTGATAAACAAAGCAAATGCTAATGATAGCAACGCAAGTAATTACATTCTAACCACAAGTAATAATCTGATAAATAAAGTTAAAGAGAATGATAGCAACGCAAGCAACTATATTTTAACCACAAGCAACAACTTGATAAACAAGGCTAATGCTAATGACAGCAACTCGAGCAACTACATATTAACTACAAGTAATAACTTGATAAACAAAGCAAATGCTAATGACAGCAACTCGAGCAACTACATATTAACTACAAGCAACAACTTGATAAACAAAGCAAATGCTAATGACAGCAACTCGAGCAACTACATACTAACCACAAGCAACAACTTGATAAACAAGGCTAATGCTAATGACAGCAACTCGAGCAACTATATATTAACTACAAGTAATAACTTGATAAACAAAGCAAATGCTAATGACAGCAACTCGAGCAACTACATACTAACCACAAGTAATAACTTGATAAACAAAGCAAATGCTAACGATAGTAATGCGAGTAATTACATACTAACTACAAGTAATAACTTGATAAACAAAGCAAATGCGAATGACAGCAACTCGAGCAACTACATACTAACCACAAGTAATAACTTGATAAACAAAGCAAATGCTAACGATAGTAATGCGAGTAATTACATTCTAACCTCAAGTAATAACTTAATAAACAAGGCAAATGCTAATGATAGCAACGCAAGTAATTACATTCTAACCACAAGTAATAATCTGATAAATAAAGTTAAAGAGAATGATAGCAACGCAAGCAACTATATTTTAACCACAAGTAATGTCATATCAAAAAGAATTACAGATTTAACAACCGACATGATAACTGAGAATATAACAGCAACAAATAAGTTCATAGTAAATAATCTCTATAATGATGATTTAATTCTTAATGGAACTTTAACTATTAATTCTAATTTAATAGTTTTAGGTGATACTACACAACTTGATACAATTGTATATACTACAGAAAGGTTAGAAGTTGTTAATGCTAACAATACTACAACAGCTTTCATGGTACAGCAAAAAACCAATAACAGAGATATCTTTGTAGCTTCAAACATAGATACAGCAGTCTTTAGGATCGCAAATAATGGAGATGTTCATATTAATGGTAATGGTATTTACAAAAAAAATAATAGAGATATGTTTTTGGATACAAGCAACTATATACTAACTACAAGTAATAATCTAATAAACAAGGTTAAAGAGAATGATAATAATTCGAGTAATTATATTTTAACTACAAGTAATAATCTAATAAAGAAGGTTAAAGAGAATGATAATAACACAAGCAATTACATTCTATCTACAAGCAATATTCTAAGCAATCGTTTGTATACTCTTGATCAACTGACAAGTAATATAGTAAATAATAGCATATCTACTTTGAACATTAAAGTTAAAGAGAATGATGATAATACAAGCAATTACATTCTATCTACAAGCAATATTCTAAGCAATCGTTTGTATACTCTTGATCAACTGACAAGTAATATAGTGAATAATAGCATATCTACTTTGAATATCAAAGTGAATGCTAATGATCTGAATGCCAGCAATTATATTCTATCTACGAGTAATATTCTTAGTGATCGATTGTATACACTCGATCAACTGACGAGTAATATAGTAAATAATAGTATATCTACTTTGAATATTAAAGTTAATGAAAACGATAGTAATACCAGCAATTACATTCTATCTACAAGTAATATTCTTAGTGATCGATTGTATACTCTTGACCAATTGACAAGTAATATAGTGAATAACAGTATATCTACTTTGAATATTAAAGTGAATGCTAATGATCAGAATGCCAGTAATTACATTCTATCTACAAGTAATATTCTTAGTGATCGTTTGTTTACTCTTGACCAACTGACAAGTAATATAGTAAATAATAGCATATCTACTTTGAATATTAAAGTGAATGCTAATGATCTGAATACCAGTAATTACATTCTATCTACAAGCAATATTCTAAGCGATCGCTTGTATACTCTCGATCAACTGACAAGTAATATAGTGAATAACAGTATATCTACTTTGAATATTAAAGTGAATGCTAATGATCAAAATGCCAGCAATTACATATTAACAACAAGTAATATTTTAAGCGATAGATTGTATACTCTCGATCAACTGACAAGTAATATAGTGAATAACAGTATATCTACTTTAAATATCAAAGTGAATGCTAATGATAGTAATTCAAGTAATTATGTTTTATCCACAAGCAATATTATTTCGAAAAGAATTACTGATTTAACTACTGACATGATTACTGAGAATATAGAAGCAGCAAATAAATTTATAGTGAATAATAGATATAATAATAATTTAGAACTTAATGGAACTTTAACTGTTAATTCTAATTTAATAGTTTTAGGAGAAAGCACACAATTAGATACTACTGTATATACTACTGAAAGGTTGGAAATTGTGAATGCCAATAATACTGCGACAGCTTTAATGGTACAGCAAAATAGTCCTGACAGAGATATCTTTATAGCATCAAACATAGACATGGCTGTATTTAAGATTGCTAATAATGGTGACGTTCATATTTATGGAAATGGTAATTATAAAAAAAATAATAGAGATGTTATTCTTGATACAAGCAACTATATTCTAACAACCAGTAATAACTTAATAAACAAAGCTAATGAAAACGATAGTAATACCAGCAATTACATTCTATCTACAAGCAATATTCTAAGCAATCGATTGTATACTCTTGACCAACTGACAAGTAATATAGTGAATAACAGCATATCTACTTTGAACATCAAAGTTAATGCTAATGATCTGAATGCCAGCAATTACATTCTATCTACAAGCAATATTCTAAGCAATCGTTTGTATACTCTTGATCAACTGACAAGTAATATAGTGAATAACAGCATATCTACTTTGAATATTAAAGTGAATGCTAATGATCTGAATGCCAGCAATTACATTCTATCTACAAGCAATATTCTTAGTGATAGATTGTATACTCTTGACCAACTGACAAGTAATATAGTGAATAATAGCATATCAACTTTGAATATCAAAGTGAATGCTAATGATCAGAATGCCAGCAATTACATATTATCTACAAGTAATATTCTTAGTGATAGATTATATACTCTTGATCAACTGACAAGTAATATAGTGAATAACAGTATATCTACTTTGAATATCAAAGTGAATGCTAATGATAATAATTCAAGTAACTATATTCTATCTACAAGTAATATTCTAAGCGATCGTTTGTATACTCTTGACCAACTGACAAGTAATATAGTGAATAACAGCATATCTACTTTGAATATCAAAGTGAATGCTAATGATCAGAATGCCAGTAATTATATTTCATATGTTAACAGCAGTCTAATTAATCAGATAAATGAGCTTAATACTGCTCAGCTTAACTATGTATTAACTACAAGCTCAAACTTAGGAGATGGTTTAACAACAGTAATTTATAATATGAATGTGAATGATAGAAATATCAGTAATTATGTGCTTGCTACAAGTAATAGAATAGAGCGACGAATAAATGAGACGACCACAGACAAGATTGTTGAGGGTACAAAGAATAAGTTTATAATAGATAATAAATTTAATAGTAATCTTGAAATTAATGGACGACTTGTTGTTAATTCAAATCTTATAGTAAATAGTTTAGCAACTTTACGTAATAATTTAGATATTACTGGTGATGTTAATTTTACAGGAGAATTATACAAAAATGGGATGGTTTATCCTAATGGCAAAACATATACTGGCAGTTCCTCTATATTATCTCAATTCAGTCCTATACAGACACAATTTACGATGTATAAAAACGTAGTTGAGAAAACAGGGACTGGTTGGCAGTTTATAGATAATAATATAAATGTCGTAGATGACAAGGTTCAGGGTTTCTGTGTTCGCATCAAACCAAACCATTATTCATCAAAAATATTAATAAATTTAAATTGTCATATAGGTATTGATTATGGGTCTGATGCGAGATGGTGGGGGCTGCGCTTATATCGCAAGATAGGTGAAGCAGGAACATGGGAACATATAACAGAGGCTGATGGGACGGACTATAATAATAACAACGGGACTACTTGCTGGCTCTCGCATAATCTTGGAGCTGAATCGAGCACATACTCATATTTTATTGCGAATATATCAGGTGCCTACTATGATATACCTGGAGTATCAGAAGACTATATCTATTATACTGTGAAATGGTGCTCGCTTCTTGGTGATAATACGCAGAATGGCAAGCTGTATTTAAATAGACCTGCTGTAATAAACTCCTTAAATACTCCTATTGTTTCGTCATCATGGAATATAAGCGAAATATGGCAGCTTGAGACTTCATATTTCCCTAAAGGCGGGATTGTCACTAAGTATACACCAACACAAACGCAATTTAATATATATAAGAATGTTGTTGAAAAAATAAGCGGTGGCTGGCAGTTCATAGATAATGATACAAGTATAGTTAATAATAATATTAGGGGTTTTTGTGTTCGTATAAGACCTAACCATTATACATCAAAGATATTAATAAATTTAAATTGTCATATAGGTATTGATTATGGTACTGACGCGAGATGGTGGGGACTTCGTTTATTTCGCAGAATAGGTGAAACAGGTGAATGGGTTCATATTACAGATGCTGATGGTAATAATGGTAATGTAGGAAATGACGGGACTCCTTGTTGGCTCTCACATAATTTAGGAGCGGAATCAAGTACATACTCGTATTTGATTGCGAATGTGTCAGGTGCCTATTACGACGTTCCAAATGCTATGGATACCTATGTATATTATACTGCGAAATGGTGTTCACAATTAGGTGATGAATTACAGAATGGTAAGTTATATTTGAATAGACCAGCGACATATAATAGTGCGAATAGTGCGGTTCTATCATCATCGTGGAATGCTCAAGAAATATGGCAACGTGAGACAACTTTTATTCCTAAGAATGCTGTTATTTGCCAGAATATGTCAATACAGACGCTCTTTAATATATATAGAAATATTGTAATTAAAACTGGATATGGCTGGCAGTTTATTGATAACAATATTAATATTATAAATGAAAAGATACAGGGATTTTGTGTGCGAATTAAACCAACACATCCATCTTCAAAGGTATTAGTACATCTTTCATGTCATATAGGAATTGATTACGGAACTGATGCGAGATGGTGGGGGCTGCGCTTATATCGCAAAATAGGTGAAGCAGGAACATGGGAACATATAACAGATGCTGATGGAACTAATTTAATAGATAACAAAGGGACTACTTGCTGGCTTTCTCATAATCTTGGAGCAGAATCGAGTACATCTTCATATTTTGTTGCGAATATATCGGGGTCATTTTTTGATTTACCGGGAACATCAAGTGATTTTGTATATTATACTGCGAAATGGTGTTCAATATTAGGGGATGATTCACTTGAAGGCAAAATATACTTAAATAGGCCGGCGACTTATAATGATGATAATAGTGCGGTTCTATCGTCATCATGGAATGCGCAAGAAATATGGCAATTAGGGACACCATATGAACCGACTGAGTATTCAATAATTAACATTTTCAATAATAATAATGTCGGGATAGGTACTACAAATCCGGTGTGTAAATTAGATGTTAATGGGACGATTAATGCGATTAATTATTCAACTATAAGTGATCGGCGATATAAAAAGGATATAAGGGAAGTTAATAGTTCTCTTGAGTTGATTAATAGATTGAATCCGGTATCATACTTAACTATAGCACAGAATGAAGGGGATAAAAGGAATTATGGATTTATAGCACAGGATTTACATGATTTAATACCGGAGGCTGTTAATGTGCCAACTAATGAAAGTCATAATTATACGATTGATTATATGTTGTTGATACCACTCTTGACAAAGTCTATTCAAGAATTGACTGAAAAAATAAATACGCAACAGAAAACGATTGATGATTTGTCTGCTAGGTTGAATGCGAATGATAGTATATTGTAAGTAAATTGTAATGTATATATATTATAGTATATTATAGTATATTATACATATTTAATCTTCTAAATTTATTTTTATTATATTATATATTAAATATAATGAGTGTAAAAAACGAAGATAATAGGTCAGAAATTAAGGGGTCTCCTAACTTGCCATACAAAATAGAGAAATTGTTATCAAAGACTGAGGCACTTGTATTATTATGTAGTAAAGCGAGTGGTTATTGGTCGATGATTAAATTTGGATTCAATATACCATTAGTTTTAACATCATCTGCTATGTGTATTATAAATAGTATAAGTGAAGATGCTAATGATGTAAAGATACCGAATATTGTTGTAAATGCGATAAGTGTATTAATTATATCACTTAATAATTCTATAAAAGCGAGTGAGAAATGTGATTTATTTCGTAGATTAGGACAACAATTCTTATTATTAGCAGGACAGATTGAGAATGATGATGAAATATCTGATAATGAGTTTAATTTACTCGCATTAAAATATGAGAACCTTGTAAATGATATATTATTTGAAGAAATTCCTGACAGATTCAAGTTACAAGTTATTGAAAGTTTTAAAGACCGGCATCTGCCTCTGCAGTTGAATGGTTGTAGCGGAAATAACAAGGCATTCATACCGCATAACTCAGCAGAAATTGTTATAAGACAACAGAATGCTATAAATGCTACAAGTGTGTAATTATAAGTAATTATAAGTAATTATAAGTAATTATAAGTAATTATAAGTATGTAAATAATTTAAATTTTTATTACTTTACTCTGTATCATTATCTTCATCATCATATATATTATAGTTATCATTATCTTTACTATTATAATCTGCGTCTTTCTCTTCATCTTTGTAAGCGTTTCCTATGTCACCCGCATCGCCGTCGCCTCCAGCATCTACAGCATCACCATCGTCTCCATCTTCGCCATCTTTAACATCATCTTTGTTATTATAAGCATCTTTTATACCGGCTGCTTTCATTTGTCTGCGTATTTCATTCTCTTCAATATCTAAATCTTGATTTTCTTTTAATTTTTTATTTTTATATTCTTCACGTTTTTCGTTAATAAAGATAGCAATCTCTTCAGGTGTTAGGAACTTGTTATAGTTTCCTTCTAAATAACCTTTTAAATATTCATAGAGTTTTTCAGTATTATCTGAAATAAACCCATTTGGAATATTTTCTACTCCTGATAAATCGGGAAAATTTAGGGAATTACTTATAACTGATAAATTAATAATTTCTATTAACTCAGTTTCTTCAGCATTATAATTTTTATTTAAATCATAGAGGTACTTTATCATTTTCTTTATCTTTTTTATGGATTTCATGATTTTGCTTTTTAATACTTCGTCATCACCGTATTTTGATGAAGAATTAACATTCATATATAATATTTTACATACATTTAGTAATATCTCTTTGTAATTAATATATTTACAATTTAAAAATTCACCGCTTATATTATTTTTAATATTTTTAAGTCTTTTAATATTTTCGGTTATTACTAATTTTATAGCATCTATATTGTAATTTATGATATTATCAATCATCTCATTCGGTAATAATTCAGATTTATCACGCATACTTTCTAACCACCCATCAACACCATAATTTTTTAGATTATAAATAAAGGGTTTTTTACTAACATATTTGATATTTTTAATTTTCTCTTTAACTTCTTTAGCAAATATATCATCATCATCGCTGCCATAGCTGCCATCGCTGTTGTTACCACTATCAATCTCGAAATCTATGATGGCATCTTTTGCTGCTTTGCCTTTTTTATCATGCTTATCATGCTTATCATGCTTATCCTTGTTTCCGTGTTTCTTTTTATGTTTCTTAGGTGGTGTATATCTTGTATCTCTTTCTTTATTAATTAGACGGATTTTTGAATAAAGTTCTTTTAATTTTATTATTTCGTTATTATCAGTATTTACAAAATCTGATATATCATTAAAGTTTAAATCGAGTTTGCGAAGGCAGCAACCTTGTATATATTTGTGTATTTTTTCGTATTTTGAATTATTATTTGGTGCTGAAAGTAATTTATCTATGTAATACAGTTCTTCGTCAGCATATTTATTTCTATCAATCGCACATTTATTCTTAGCATCCATATTTTTTTTATTAAGCAGCTCATTTATTATAGCAGGTTCTTTGTCTTTGTGTTCATTCTCAATTATAAAAATCAAACTTTTACGCAATTCTTTGGTATTAATAATATAATCATTATTATCTGTGTATTTAAAGAAATCGCTTATAATCTCTATGATGTAATATAATAGACCACGAGCATTCAGCTTATCTATGTGGTTAGGATTCAAATAATTCATATTTAGCTCAACACTTCCTTTTAATATTTTGTCTTGTATATCAACAATCCAGAAGCATATAGAATTACAAAATATTATATTAATATTTTCTATAAACTCTTCATTAACCTTTTTAATTATCCCTTTAATTACCTCTGTGCGATTTTTGTCAGTATTTTTAGTATATAGTATATGGAATGGAGTTAATTCAGCATATTTCTTCGCATATTTCTTAGCATCTTCTACATTCTTACTTTCAAATTCCCTTAAGTAGGTTTCATATCTTGTAGATATGCTGCGATATTTTTGAAATAAATAATTAGATATTTCATCATAATCAATCTCAATATTTGCGATATCATTAATTTTCTTAATAAGTGCTAACATTATTCTCAGCATCTCAATAAAACCCTTTTCATCTTTAAAGTGAATATTTGCGATATACCTATTTAAGTCGTAATTATTGTCTATGGTATTTGCGGTAATAGCTGACATATCGTTATTTCCACCAGCGACACCAGCGACAGCCGCAATCCCTTTGTTCTCATCGTCAATAATATCATCATCATCTTGAAGTCCTTCATAATTATCTATGTCATTCCCGTCATGGATTGCCTTGTTTTCTCTCTTAGATATAACATACTTCTTTCCGTCCTTGTCGTAATCAAATATGTGTTCACGGGAATGTACAAAATACTCTCTGACTTTCTCGCAGTCTTCTTTAATATCTTCTAAATTCTCTTTAGCCTCTAATATATCATTAATAGTTTCAAGAGTATGATCTATATTGATGGTTTTTATGGATAACTTAAGCTCATCTATTACTTCTTCAATAGTAATAGCATTATCGTTTATCTGCTTTATAATGTCATAAATGTTATAATTTTTCAAGGGAATTACATCGGTTTGTATTATGTCGCTTTTATATTTAATTATAATATCCCTTGTCTTCTCGAGGAATGAGTTAACTTCTGGAGATATATTAATTACTTTGAGTGCCTTCTCGATATTATCGAAGAATGTTAATTTCTTATTAATTAATTGCGGGCGTTTAATTTTAAACCCACCATGTATATTCTTGCGTTCCTTCTCATTCTTTATAATAGAGTACATGTACTCGGTTAAAATATTCAAATCTTTTTCAGAAATAAAATCTAAAGAATAATCATATTTTTTAAATATGTTATTAATATTACCATAGTCAAGGTAAAAGGCATCTTTATTATTATCTATTTCATTAATAATCATACTTATATCTGGACGTGTATTCTTAATTAACTCATAAATATCCTTGTAATTTGCGGATGCTTTATAGTTAGTATTTACGCTGTTTAGTAGATGCGATGCTATTTTAGCATACATATAATCATTTGTGGTAGCTGTAGGTATCTTGTAATATGCGCCTAATATAGGTAGGTTAATCTCATCGGAATCATTAATATTATATATATTATCGACTTTGTCTACGTTTTTACAATTAATAACGGGGTAATCTTTGATGATTGGATAATATTTAGGGAAATCTTTGCGATCATCGAAGTTATCTGTAATTATTATATTAGTATCATGAGATGGTTTTAATCCTATTTTGTCGGATTTTCTATTATAGGAAACACAGAACTTTCGCTTTACAAACTCATGAAGGTCTCTTTTGTTATTATATTTAGCTATAAAATTTAATGTAGCATACTTAGTATTATCATCATAGTATTTTTCAATTTCTCCTTCAGCAGCAAAAATATAGTTAGTAAAATTATTTATTTTGCCATTCTTACTTTCACGATTTGTAAGGATCTCATAGAATAGACTTCTTAATAAATCAGATTTCTTTTTGTCCTTAAAAAAAATATATAGGCTATTATATATTTCTTCTTTATCCAAAGCAATAAAAGAAGGGTTGATTCTGCTCATTTCTTCAAAACTAAGTATCTCGGTATATTCAATATCATCTAATTCTTCGTCTAAATATTCTATATCCCTGAGATTCTCTATATCCGTAGCCATATGAACTTATGTTTCTATTTCTATTTACTATAGAATAATATATATTATTAGATAAAAATTTTAAAGGTTTTAAACAAAATAAAAAATAGGATATAAAGGGATATAAGGAGAATGTTAAGGATATAAGGAGATTGATGCGTTAGTTTATTTAAATATTCTCAATAGCAAACGTCATCCAATCATTTCTGATTTTGGAAAGTTCTTCGATAATAATTGAGCAATTTTCTTCGAGGAATGTAGAGAATATTTTGGGACTATTAGGATCGCTTACATTCTCTAAAGAAATGCGTAATATCATTAGAGCTTTAAGCGGATGGGGACAAATATAGCCAATATAGGTACATGATATTTTGTCTTTGAACTTATTATTTTCTCTAATAAAATGATTGTGAATATAGGATTGTATAATATTACCAAGCGTGTCATCTTCGTCTTCAATAATAAACTCATAAGTTCCTTCAATATCTTGAAACTGCTGTATTTTCACCTTGTCAGATGATTCGCTATTTAATTCTCTTTTAAGAAGCTCCAGCTTATTAATAATTATGTCTATTGATTTAGATACGAGATATTTGGGACCGATATTGTGATTGATACTCTCGATATCAAACTTGAATCGCATAGGATCGCCATATTTATTTTTGTAATACGAGCGTTCTTTGTCTAAAATATTAGTCTTTTTATCGGCTTCTTTAGGATCTTGAATATATGAAAAGTTTGAGAGAGATACTGGATTGAATGACGCATTATCACGACCTTTTCTTTTAACGACTTTTGCTTTAAAATGTAGATGTTCGCCAGTACGCAATCGTGTAATTAAGATATGATCGTTTGATATTTTGTTAGCAGGGAAGATATCTTTGAGTTCTTCTTTGCTTATATTTACAGAATTGCGAGTTGCTGTAATATCATCTGTACGAACATCAATAGTCTTATTTGTAATATTCTTAACATTTAATTCAATATGGATGCTGTTATCTTCGTAATTATCTATTTCTTCTTCTTTAAGACAGATTGGGAGAAGACCAATACGATGAATAATAATTTCATTATGAAGAGCGCCATTATTTATTACAATATCCACACTTGGATCGTCGTTCTCTAATTTTTCTCCAATAATACCTGGAATAGGAATATCAGTCAATATAACTCGACGAATCCCATTTATAATAGCGAGATCAATATTATTTATTTCAAAAGTATGACAACCTGAAGGTTCGTCGTAATTGTAATTCTGAAATGTAAGCATTCTTTTATTAATTATATTATATCTATCTTATATATCATTTTTTAATATATTACAAAAAATAAATCAAAATAATTGCCTTCTTATTAGCTAACGCCTAAACCCGGCGAACACGGGGGCGGGGACGGCGAGTAGATGATGATGGGCTACGGGCACGGCGAACCGGGGTACGGCGTACTGGCGAACGGCGATGCATACGTCCACCAGTCGATACAGGAATCATGCTGGTTGCGGTACCGGAAGCACCTTGGCTCATCTCTTCAAATTCTTCCATATCACCATCCTCCTCATAACCACCAGAGAATCGATATTTCCTTACAACAGGGCGCTTCTTGGATGCGGCGGCCTTCTTGGGAACGACCTTCTTATAACGACGAGCACCGCCTTTTACGTTGGGAATGGGAAATGCGTTAACCATATCATTAACAGTTAATTGTTCTTTGGAAGAGGGTTGAGCCATGGAATGTGCTGATGGTGGATTATTTGTATATTTAGCTTTTTCTTCTTTAGTCATACTTTTGCCATTAGAAGATTCATTAGTAAATTCAGCTATATCTTCAAAGAATCCACCAAGTTGTTTCATTAATCTATTGTGTAAGGCACGTTTATTTACTAAACGCTTAGGCTTGGCCTTAGGCTTGGTAGCGACACGAACCGGTTTGCGAACAGGCCTGCGTTTCTTTCCACCGGCTTGAGCAGATTGCGAAGATTGCGAAGATTGTTGTTGTAGGGCATTTTGAAATTGTTGGAAAAGACCAGCCATATATATTAGTATATTCTTTCTATATATACGCGCGATTTTTATTTTAAATTATAAATATAAAAAATAATAAAGGAATAATTTACAAGTTGTTAGATAATAGAGAATAATTTTAAGATATTAAGCTTGTCATAATTGCGAAACACATCGAGGTTCTTGGCGACATTTCGTTGATTGGATTAGAAGCAAAGAATTGAATAAGAGTTTTAATGTTATTAACATCGTTGCACTGGCAGAGATAATGATATACATTTCCCATATTAATCATCTTTGTTTTATAAGTATTTACTTGAAGATTACGCAGTTGTGCTAAATGATACTGAATAATCGGTGGGAACTGTTTATCCATTTCTTTGTTCATTTTATAGCGGTTATAGTTAGGGTAATAGATGGTCGTCGCCTTATAATAGCTATACAGGCTATCCTTGATAGTTGAAATAATTGTATGAATGAGATACGTCGGATCTATTTTTTGTCCGTTATTATCTATGGGCAAATTAATATAAGGGTTATAATTAGCGATATAATCCTTGATAGTATACTCAGTCTTATTTTTCATATAGACAGAAAGGATATTCATCCAAACGTTTGGATGACATGGGTCAGTCTCTTCACGATAATTAATAACATCCGTCGAAATCTTATACAACTTAACTTTGTCCGATATAATCTTCTTGACAATTAATCCATAACTGAAATTATTGCTATTAATATGTGCGTATGCCTCTTGAATATTACTGAATGGCAAGGGATATTTAACGCCAATCTCAAGCAAAGAAGGGATGACCGAGGACATAATATCATTCTCTACAAGCGAACAACGATGCTTTGTATTAATGTGAAACATCTCCATATAATTATCTCCGAGCAAACCCGTATAATCGATAATATGCTTATTTTCATGATGAACAATAATAAACTCATATGCCATGTTAGGATCTAAATGTTGTACAAACAAGCCTCTTAGTTTTGAGGAGATTTCTTCGGTTGTTAACGTAGAAACTTCTTCGGCATCAGCTGTAATATGATGTTTGAAATATTTAAATAGGATTTCATCAAACATGTTGCCATGTTTTTTTGTAGGATGCGAAAATTTTGAACTATTTGCGTCAGGACAGCTCGAAGTCCCAAAGTACCATTCATCCTTATAATTATAGACTGTAATGATTGTTCCGTCATATGCCTCATATATTTTGTCTTCATCAGAATATAATGTAGCGATGTAGTTATTATAATTGATACGCTCGGGAATAGAATTAGCGTATGTCACTACAATATTATTATTACAGTTAAGGCTGAAGTCGAGAACGATACTTCTGCATTGCTCATATAATTCTTTAAAATTATCTACATTATTTCGAATATATGTGTTATGAAGAAGGACAATATCGCTGCGTTCCTTAAACTTCTTGACTTTCATCATAGGCCACAAGTGATATTTTTTCAATAGAGAGATCAGACAATTCGCATAACTAATGTTGTTGTCAGCTTCAATATCGCACACCCCGGTAGCTACGCAATTTGATTTGCGCTCTTCATAAAGTTTGAATGTTTCATCGATAAGTTCATAGAGGTTGGTAGGAAATTTAACAGTCGAGCAAACGGAAGTCATGGTGAAATGTGCGGGTATACTTTTGATTGTATAATTACATATCGTGAAGCTCTTATATCAATTTTTATATGTGTAAAGGGAAAAATAATAAATAAATTTATTTTTTATAATACTTATCAAACCATACTTGGCCGACTTGCTTAGATGCCTCTTCGCTTGTTATTCTTTGTTTGATAATTTCATCACGCATAGACAAGAAATACTCTAAGCTTGAATATTCAAACCCTGCTTCCTTTGTTACCATATCAAAAAGCATGGGATATCTTTCTATGAAAAATTTGAATTTATCTTCTTTGCTAATATTTTCGACTGTAGCAGAGTGAGGGCATTTACCCTTATTTTCATGTAGGATTGCCATAATATCTTGAACAATATCATGTATAGCTTTGTTATCTAAGCCATCGCTTAGAAAATCAGGTGTTCCGTCGGTGTGTGCTTTCTTATTACATACGGTGCTATCATTACTGGCATTATTCCTTTTTTTATTTGAACTCATTTGTTAGTTAATATAGTTGATTATATGGTTATTTATATTATTTAATCTTTATATTCTTTATAAAAATATATAATGAATTCTTTATTATGAATTCTATAAAGTTATAAATGTCAAATTTTATTCCTTCTATTGTAATAGAATAATACAAAAATGGGAAATGAATTAATGTATACCGAGTTAGATTATAGCCCTAATGTTCAAGCTCCTGAACCATTAAAAAATGCGGGGTTATATACTGGTGATGTTTTATTTGATAAGAAACCGTGGGGTAATAACTATGTGATTCCTCGTGTTGAACCTGATGCTGTAGCATATAGCTCGCATTTTTACGCAAGTCATCATATACCGTCTTATACAAGACCAGGTAATAATACCGTTAATAGCGGTAATTATAAAAAATATAATATAGCTGATAATAATACTAATATATATCACTTTGAATGTCATACCAATAATATATAATATATTGTATTCATAATATTCATAGTATACATAGTATTCATAATTAGTTGATTGCTAAAACAGGGACTTGGGGATATGGTGGAGGCAGTAGCAAGGGAGACATCTGAGGTAAAGGAGGCATATTTGTATTAGGAGGAGGCTTCTTAATTACATCTTTGTGTTTTTCAAGAAAATCGCATATATATTTGTAGGTTTCATTAACTTGTTCGAATGTAATACCACCTGTAATTAATACACTCCCGCTTTCAAATAAGGCTCCTGTTACCTTTTTACATTCACCAATATTTTGCCCAGTTCCTTTGCCATAGCAATACTTCGGACAAGAGCAGATACCATTCTTATTTTTATTATTAATATTCCAAAAGTATTCAAGCTTTACCCCTTGGTAAATTCCCGGTTGAAAGCTACATTTGTTATTATGCTCGTCGTTAATAAATAGCTTGTGAATCTCCTTTCGTCTGATTTCAAACCCATTTTTAAGCTCAGGGTCAGAATAAACTTTGAAGTCTGTATTAATCATCCTAATTTTAAAGTTTTGATATTTTAAATTTAATACATAATCAGGTTCTGGATTAACAATAATGTTTTTGTCAATATTATTATAGATTAGCGTGATATCATTAATAATATGATTAACAATATGCTCAGTATCTTTGATATCCTTGATACCTGTTAATTGAATATTACCGTTTTTGAATATTTTTACATTCGGTATATATTTATCATGAAACTTGTAAATAACTGTTACCTGATTATCAAACCTGTTCTTTTTCATGGTATTCTTCTTGCTCTTTCTCCTCTTTTTAGGATACACCCCCTTAGATGCATCCGTACCATTTTTCATAAATTGTACCCACACAATCCCTTTATCTTCGCCTTCAACAATATTATCAATAACATTAATATTGTCAAATAATATTCCAAGATTTATATTTATATTATTTCCGATGTTTGCGTTACAGGTTATAGTAGAAATTCTATATGGTGAAAAGTATATGTTCGTCATTAGCGCATATATATAAGAATATATGTCTTTATATCAATTTTTATTATATTATTTAGAAACTATTAAACTTAATTTATTATCAATTGTGTTTTTGTGTTTTTTAATACTTTGACTTTGATTATTTTGATTATTGTTATTGCCATGGTTCTGGTTATCCAGTTTAATGTGCATATTGTCAGTAATATTTTTCAAATACGAGGTATTAACTACTTCATAACTAAAATTTGTAGAAATCATAGGAGGAAGATTTAATATATATGTCTTATCATTTGTATAATGACCCTTGCGAAACTCCTCTATTGACATAGGACCATTAAAGATTTTCAGTAAAAATCTTGACGGTGCCGGACGAATAGGGTAAGAGAATCCATAATGTTTGCTTAGCATCTGTATCAGACTGTTGATTTCCCAAACCTTGTCGCTTCCACAGTGTGAGGAGAAATTATAAGCATTCGCACATTCGAGTGAACAAAAGTTCCCAAATAATACATAAGTATCTGTTTTAATATTATATTTATAAGGCATCCCGTAAGTCCTATTATCAATCGGATGGCAACACCAATAACAATTATTATTAGAGTTTAAGATCTCTTCTTTGTGAGATACTTTTAAGGAATACTCACTATTACTATTGTCAAATATAATATTATCTTGAATTGTACTATAGGTATTGTTTTCATTTATATAAAAACAGTTTGGTTCATATGGTTCCGGAAACTCCGTAGGTGTATTGTTCTCAGTCATGTTTAACTTATTTATTTGTGTATTTGATAAAGGCAACTGTAATATGATGTCCTCATTATCAACAACTGAGATGTCCTTAATTATTGTATTCATTAAATTCTTTTTCTTCTTCGTATCACTTACATTATCATCTGTCGTTTTTGCTTTTCTAGGCATTTTATAATTTATAAGGGATGTCTTATATTACATATATATGCGTTTATTATTTATATCATTATCTTATATAATATTTTTAACATTATCTTTTTAATTATCTTTTTTATTCTACATTATCAAAATAATCCTTAAAATATGTTATGTTTTTTATTAATGCCGCTGTAGCAGCTGTAGCTTTTGCTGCGTCATTCTGAGTTTTATTGTCATTACTGCTTGCGCTACTCGAGCTGTCATTATTAAATTTAACATCATTATGTGGTGATATACATTTCATTTTAATCTCTCTTATTTCATTATTAAGAGAGTTTATAGTATCTATTAAATATTTAATTATGTATCCTGATAATAATATTAGTATTAATACAAGTAAATCCATTCTCTTTTTATTAAAGATGGATATAAAAATTACATAGAGTTTTCCTTACATAGCCAAGTACCTTATTATCTATTCCATATAAGATTACATTCGCCATTAATAACAGAGAATACATTAATAACCCTCGCATATACAATTACATCTAAATTAACCTCATCTTCTTTAATATAGGCTACAGAGTTTCTTCTCATCAACTCAAATAGATATTTATATTCACTTCTCTTTGTTATATCTTTTATGCTATTACCAATATTATTGATATTAAAATATAATGATGTCTTAGTCATCTGATTATTAAAAGAGCCCGCTGTTATTATTTTTTCAGGAAATAGAGAGAATGAATAACTATATATTCCTGTTCTCGGAACATTCGTATGATACTGATAGGGTTGAATGTTATTATAATAGTACGCTTTTTGATCTTCACGAATTATAGTATCTGCCCATTTAATTTGCGCACTCTCAAGCAACCCCATAGTTTCATTATATATATGCGAAGCAGTATAGTTGTCATGTATATTAAATTTCTCAGGTATATCTGATCTTCGTAATACCCAAATAATCTCTTTGATATGATTATAGGCGTATTCCAATATAACTGTACCGCCGCTACTTTTAATACTTATTGTTTTGGACGGTTGTTTTTTAACATAATCAACTACATATTTAACAATCCCCTCGTTTTGTAATGAATTCAACCTATAAGTACTATCAAGAAATATATAATTAATATCAAGATAACTTTGTATATAGCATTCATCTGCTATGAAGTTTTCGATTGTTATGGCGTTATTGTTGCTTAATGTCAAACCATATATAGTATTGAAAAAATCAGGAGATACATATAATTTCAATTTATCACACCATACCTGATATAATTTCTCAATATCATTAAGTTCAATATCAATCTTTATTTCCTGATTTTGTATTTTGTATAATGGCAGAGACAGCGACGGATTTCTCGTAAACCAAAAGTTTAATGGTACTTGTATTATTCTCCCATTTATTGAAGGGTTTCCCGCATTTAATATTTTGTCTTTTGACGGATATATTTTGTTATATAATATATTATTCTTAATAACATACCTCGAATTATTATTATTAGGACTAATATATTCAGGAATATTACCAATCAGCTTATTATATTCTACACCATCCTTGTTGGTTAGTTCGTTCCAAATATTCATCCATTCGCCATATATTTCTTCTATCGTGGTTCCTTCAATCCTTACAGTAGCCGTTTTAATAAAATTGTGGCCTACATTATTTACCCATCTAAATCTATGAACATCTGTAGAATATATGTCAGGGAGATTGAATGATAAATAAATATTACTAACTAAATCACCATATCGTTTTAACGTGAAAGTCATTAATTTATTACTTGTAGCTTTAGGCAATCTCAGATTAATAGATGAGTTATTCTCTGGATCTTCTCTCTTATTTTCCATAGAAAAATTAACGTGCTTGTTATATACATATTTATAGTAGTTGATACACGGCTTTAAATTAATATAGGAGTCCATTTGCCCTTTTAAAACTAATTGCGTTATACCACCGCCCATAATTACTATGTTATATTATATTGATACTTTAATATTATCTTATATATTTATACTTGATTATACTTTTTTATTTTCATATTTGTTTATAAACTTTGATAAGTTATCGTAAGTTCTTGACATTTCGAATGATTCTATTATTGACGGAGAACTTGCTGAATTTTCAACAATAACAATAGCAGGGAATCCGGTAATTCCTAAGCTATTAACACGTTCTATGTTTTCGCTTCTATTATATTTTTTAAGCGATACATTATTAAAGTTGAGCTTATTTAACTTTTCCCATATACCTGAATCGTTAAAATCTATGCAATGCCCGCATGTATCCATATAATAATATTCAACACTATATTTCTTATAGTCGCCAAAAAACCCCTCTTGGATCCTTTCCTTATTCGCAAGTAATATAGCGATTATAAATACAGAAGAAATTATAATAATACCTGCTAATGTTATATTACTCGAGCCTTTGCCTTTTCCCATAGTCTTAGATAAAAAAACCATTCAATCCTAACATTATCATAGATAAATAATTGTGATTAGGTTAGGTTATTTCAAGTTATTTTCTCTTTTCATTATTTAATATATTAAATTATGTTATTAATAATATCACGATTATTATAGTATTTCTTAGAAATCATATCTTTGATATTATCATTATCATGTGTAAAAGTTATAAATGTATAAAAGTTGTCAATATTGTTTGAAATTATGTTATTTAAAAAATCTTCAAATAGATCGTTTTTAATTAAAATGATCCTATGATCTAAAGTATCGTAATTAATATTTGTGATTGAATTAACTACATAGACGCTAAACTCCTTATTTTCTAACAAGTCTTTATATTCTAAAATGTCATCATTACATACTACAATAGTCCTATATATGAGATGAGTTTTATATATATTATCAAGTTCCTCCACAAATTGATTTTTTAAATCTAATTTCATATAATATAGTATATTATATCATACTATATATATATAATTTTTATATCATATATTCATATCATATCATATATATAATTCGAATAATTTCATTAATTCCATTTTGTATATAAGATTATTAAATATATTTAGTATAATAATGGATGATAAAGTAATTAAAATTAATCTATCTATTTTTCAGAATAGATATAACATCGATGTACCTGAAAATATTTTAAATAAAGCAGAAAGTCTTAAAAAATCATGTAGTTGTTTTGATTCATTCTATGACCCTAAAATGATATGGGAAAAAAAGCTAAATAATAAAAAGGATAAGACTATAAATATAGCAAATAACATAGGAACCGCAAATAATAAAGGGAGATTTCATATTATTATCCCTGACTTTTCAGATAATTCAAGCACTAAACGCGCATTAATCGGATATTTGAATAAATTAACAGGCAAAAACAAGGATGTTATTTGTGAAAAAATAAAGAGTATTATTGATAATAAGACAGCACAAGCATCGCAAGCAGCACAAGCGGAGGAGCTTTTTTTAATTATATGGTCATATATTAAAGTTACAGATAGTATTGGTGGCAATAACATATATATAAAATTACTTGAATACTTTGATAGTAGATTTTTAGCAGATATTATTGATAAATTATGGAATAGTTATTTAAATAATAAGGAGTGGATACCGCCTAAATTTATTTTTAATAATAATCTATTATTACTTAATAATGAGTATGAGTTATACTGTGACTATATTAAATGGAAAAAAGGTATTCATAATTTGAATATAATTTGGATAAAATACAAGCCTTCGGAGATCCCGCAATTACTAAATAACATATATGATTATTTAACCGATGAATGTATTGGTAATCCCCTAATTCACAAATATATTATAGATATATTTATAGAGCAAATTTTTAAAATATTAAAAAATTTAAATAATTATCCGGATAAAACAATAGTTAAAACGATGGTTGAAAAAATAAAGTTGCTGGATGTTAAAAGTTTTGATAGCTCAACCAGATTTTTAATATATAATATTATCGATAATAAATAATTTCTATTATTATAGTATAGAGAATAATGAAAGAGACCGACAACACTTTGTCTTATTATAGTAGTTTATTTATACAATTAATATTTGTAATACTACTCTTAATAATTTGGAGTTATATATACAAGTTAGAGAGTGTAGGATGCGATTGTTCAGATCATAGCAACAAGGACTTCATCAAGACCTTTACTATTGTCGCATTAGTATACTTCTTTGTTACTGCGTTTGTATCACTCAAAAGTATTGCCAAGAGCATGGGTACCGCAATTGTTCAATTACTTGCGTTCGGTACCTTCATATTCTTCCTAACCTTCGTCGTATACATATATTACGCATTCGATTATGTTCGTTATTTAATGAATGAGAAATGTAAGTGTTCCGACGATTTACGCCGGGATATTATCGCAATCGGAACTATGATCTCCCTATTCTTATTCATAACACTACTATTCACCATAATAATTATCCCTATATTGATAAGCACCCTAACTAATCTCTTAGTCAAGATCCAAGAGTTCGAAGGCGAAGTCGAAGAAGTTATCAAGAACCCTGTTAAATCAATCCGTAATACTCCTGGACGTTTATTAAGCTCCACTCGGGATATCGGCTCATTCGTTAAGAATACCGCTACTAAACTTGCGAAGGGCAAGAAGAAACGTTAAGTATTACAGTTAACTATAACTAATTATTTTTATTATTAAATATAAAAAATATATAATACATCATATATATATATCAGATATACATCAAATTATCTTTATAGCTCGCTATCATCTATGAAGATTTCCTTGAGGTAAGGCGCAAGTATTTCCTCGACAATTAGGTCAGGTTTAAACTCATCGTATGTCATGAAAATCTTTAGCAGCTGCTCTGAAAATCCTGAAATCATCGCTGTTCCCTCAGTTTTACAATTAACAGGGAAAGACTGTTTATGACTCGAATTGAGGTTCCAGAATATAAACTTAGGCGCCGTATAATCAGCCGCTTTAAACATTTTAACAATCGTTTTATACAACGTTTCAATACCATTACTTTCCTTGTCATTATCAACAGTTGCCTCATCAAACTGCATGTCTGTAAATATGAACAATTTCTTAGGCATATCTTCGTCATTAATGTTGTGCTCCTTGCCATATTTAATTATCATATCGCAACTTTTAACGAAGTCGGTATTATAGCCGAAATCAACATCAACCAACGATTTAAAGCATGTATATAGCGATGGCTCGATACCTTTCTCAGTATATTCCTTGTATAATTCATCAGGAATAAGGGATACTAATTCTGGAGTATCGCTGAATGTAATAAACTTGTTTTTAAACATTCCTTTACAACACTGTGAAGTAATAATACCCAGAGAAATCGCAACTTGTGCGGGAATACTACCGTTACTGGCTGAGAACATAGACCCTGACAAATCAATAATCGCCAAAGAGTTCCCAAGAATACCGCAACTTTTAACATCGTCGACAATAGTTTTCCACTGTAGTTCGATAGTTTCATTCTCCTCATATTCATCTTGTGAACTACGAAGATTAACATAATAATTAGCTAATTCATGAGGAAGAATACCTGTAACATTAATCTTTGCTTCCCCACCCCTAACTTTTGCCAAGTAATCACAATACCTATCGCTATCATGATTACTGAAGGCTTTGTGTAATCTTCGTGACGCGACACCTGGAACACCCTCATAATTAATCTTGTCCCATTCGTTATTACACATAAGGCTCTCAACAATATTAATCTTTTTCCTAAGAGGAGCAATATATTCTTTCCTATATTTCTCCATCTTCTTAACATCATCTTTGCCATAAAGGATTGTCGCAATCTTTTTGGCAAAATGCTTACGCTGGTCATTCCTATCATTCTCACTCGGAGCCCACTTAGCACACAAAGATACGTTTTTGACTTTTAGCTTTGTACCCTCAGTCGCATCAGCACTATTAGCCTCCTCAATAATCTCATTAATTTTTAGATCAGAGAGATCATCACGCAACTTATCGGCAAATAATGTCAATTCATAATTCTTGTGAATCATTCCATCATCTTTGTTCTCATAACAGATATAGAGAAGATCCTTCCAACGCCCATATTTATTAACATATGTAATAATATTATTCATATATGTGTAAGGTTTTTTATCACGTAGCCATAACATCGCCTGATTAGATACGGTCTTCTCTTTTTTACCCTTCAACCTATCACGGCCGTTGAAAATAATAGCAACAGTCTTTTGAGGATTGATTGCCCAGCATTTTTCAAGAAACTGATAGTTTTGTTCCTTAGTAAGAGTTCTCGTATACAACATAAAGTAGTCCACGATTTCATTCCCACTCGTATCAAGAGCAACTGCTCCATTTTCAGTAAGAGTAAACTTTGGTTGGACGGACGAAGCAGCTGAAGCAGCAGCAGAAGCGGATTGGTTAGAAGCCATTCTCTTTTGATTGGTATTATTAATAATCCATACCTTTAAGTATCAATTTTTATTATTAAAATAATAAAATAGGGTAAATTAGGGATAATATTTAAGTTTATATATATTATAAATAGATGTTATGTTATATTTACCTTGGAGATTTCAGAAGTCAAGAGTAGTTAATTGTAAATTAAGGAATGATAATTATGTGCTTAATAGTATTAGAGAATGGGTAATACTTCAAAATCCTTCTGTCAATACTTCAACACACTGGTGGTACAAAGATTTACCACAAAATATAAAAGAGTTGTTTTACAATACCGCAAAAGATATAAAAATAATAGAAATGTTTAAAAAATCATTACGTGGAGGCTTGTACGGAGACGGCTATATGATTGATGTGCTTCATGATATAAATGAGATATATGTGTCGCCTCCTTCAAGTAATAATAAGAATTTTCAAAAGAATGCGTCTGATTACATTTTTTATACAAGACATATTGATGGTCCATTTTTCTATATTCCTTTTGCATCCTGCTATAGAGTTATTGTAGGCCTTGATGACAATAGGGATATTATGACGATATTCAATATTATACCGGAAACACATATAATAAAGACTGGTGATGTGGTTGGTTTTGATTTTAATAGAGAATGCCATTATATATCTCCGATCATTTGGAATGATGGAAATATACAAGAGACAGATATAAAAGAACTTCAAAAAAAATATCGAGTAGTTCTAAAAATACACTATTGCATATACCCTTATTGGGCGATTGTTTTTGGATTTATTCTAAGCAAACTTACAATCCTGTATAACAAATTATTTAGGGGTCTTTTTTTATTAACAATAAGTCCTCGTAGCAAATACACAGCATATATAGCAAAACTTATGATAATATCTACACAGATATATCACGATATCGAGTTCTATATAGGTAATAATAATATACAATATTTAGGAATCCTCTATTACATATCATCAAATCTCCATTCAAATGTGTTCTTATTTGGCAGCTCTTTTGTACATTATTTGAGATGGATTGATACTGAGAAATATGGAAACGAAGTTAATAATATGTTTAGAAGAGACTACTATTTTTTCAAATTCCTTTATATGCTCCAATATTTTCACATGTATTTTTCACATAATATAGAGGGTGGTTCATGGTACCCTGCTATATATACGGCTATTATAGTTCCTCCATTATTAGCTTCATGTGTTTACAATTATACTTCGCTTATTCCAAAAGTAGTTGAGATATACTTAACATGTGATATGTTAAATAGATTTACTCTAAAATATACAGAATATGTTTACATATTTATCAATATTTTTTTGAACTATCTTCAGTTAAGCAAACCGATTGCTATGCTAATATGGTAATATGGTAATATAGTAATATGGTAATATATATATTATTATATATTAGATATTGATATATTATAGCCATGGCTGCTAATATTAGGCAGCTAAAGTTAAAAAACGGTATTCGAATTATAATAGTTCCTTTAAATACCAAATTAACATACATATCTACAAATTATTTATTAGGACGATTTAAGGAGAAAAGCCACGAAGCCGGTCTAACCCATTATTGCGAGCATTTATTAGCAAGTTTAACATCACAAAAATACAAAAGTTCAGAATATATTAGCGAGGAAATATATAGAAGAGGCGGTGTGTTTAATGCTTATGTATCTGATTATGAAATGAGTATATATATAAAGGGGATTTATGATGACCTCGAGTTTTATATGGATATACTTTCAAATACTATAAACCACCTTTATGTCGAAGAAGATGTCAAAAAAAAGGAGAAGGGTGCTATAATTCAAGAATATATGGGATATATATCAAATAATAATTATATGTTTGAATATAATATCTTCAAATTCCTATATCCTAAATACTCATACTTAGCAGATTATAAAAAACAAATTACATATATAAAAAACTTTGATGATAATAAAACATTTGGGTATTTAAGGCGGCAGTTAAATACTGACAATTTAGTAATATCTATAACATGTCCTTTAAATAAGATTAATGAGGTTATTAAGAATGTCAAGAAGTATTTTGAAATTATAAAATATAAAAAGACTATTCAGGAATATCCTGTAATAAGGCACAGTAATAAGAGTCTTAAAATAGTAAATATAAGAAATAGTATTACTGATAAAAACACTTCAATTGTTATACATTTATCAAAGCGGATCGAATATCTTTCAGATGAATATTTAATACTCAATTTCTATATTAAGCGGATATTGTTTAACTTTGATGCTGGTATATTTTACAAGAAACTGCGTAAAGAGCTGGGTATAATATACAATATTGCTATTAGCGTGAATGTGGACAATTATAATCCTGATATGTCCAATTATGTTATAACATCTAAATGTCATAGCAAATATACTATGGTATTTTTAGATAACTTTATTGATATTCTTAAAAATTATGAGATTGAAGAAGAGCGCATATTTAATGCCAAGAGACATTTTAAATATATATATGAAACTACTAAATTTTATAATTTGAGCTCTTATAATGATGAATACAAGAATCAGATTTTATTTAACAAGAAATTTGTAGCAAGTAAAGAAATTTATAAAAAATTGTTATCTATTAAATCGAGCCAAATAAAAGAATATTACAAAAATGTATTTGTAAAGGATATTTTGGTAAAACACATACTATTCTATTATTCAAATAAAAATGTTAACAAAGCGATTGTTTCGCTATATAAAAAACATATGCCTGACACCGAATGTAAAACTCATATAATAAAAAATTAATAGATATAAATTTATTTTTATTATTTATTCTTATTCCTTTTATTTTCTACGACATTAGTATTTACAATTCTAATAAGATATGTTATAAAAAGGAATTTAAATTATTTTATCTAATTAGGAAATAGGTAAATAATAAAAAATGGATGCTAAGTTTTTTTACATATACTTATTAATAATATTTACGGTGACATTATCATTCACTATATTAAGATGCGTTTTTAACGTACACGATGTTGATATCTTCTTTTATCCAAACAACACAAATAACATTCTTGAAAACAAGATATATCTTATATCCCATATTGTAGTAAACTTTCTGCTTGGTTTTATATTTGGATTTGATATCATATTAGGGATGTTTATTAAAATTATGATATTCGAGATATATCTCCATGTTACTGAGCACTGCGACGTTTTCTATTTATCGAATGCTTCAAACTTAATAGTAATAATTCTAATATCATTAGTAAGTTATACCTTCGGAAGTGTCCTAAATAAGCTAATATCAAATATATAAAATATTAAAATAAAATACATATAAATAAAAATATAAAAATACATATAAAAAACATACATATACACAGACATATCTTACAATCTTACGAGGTATCGCTCGAGCAGCGCACTATGATGTTTGGTTGTTCTCTTAGTTTTTCATTTTTTCACGAATAATATCATCAATATTCTCGGCATATTGCTTGAAATTAATTATGTTTCGCATAGGACACCTGAACTTGAAATCATCTCTTCCGGAAATCATGTCTGATTTGGCGTTTTCAACTTGCGTCTCAAAGTATTTGAACATACATTTGTCATGTGCGATAGAGCATACCTTTTTCTCAGTTTTCGTAGAATTATCTATGAACACTTTGACAACCCTATCGTTGTTCTTAAAGTTAGAAAGACAGATACAGCAGTTAATATCACCATTATCACCATTATTTAATTCTTTCTTGTGTTCATCGAGAAAGAATGGCATATTTGTGATATCCCATTTGAAGCCCCTAAACAACATCTTATTAAGACGCTCGCATACCTTGCTGTTATAGTTAAAGTTCCCGCAAGTATAATTATCGGTGTAATTTCCCAGACAAAACTGTGTCTTAAACTGCACAACATCCTCCATAATACGAGCAGACATCTTCTGTTTATTCACAATACTCATCTTGTCAATAGCAGTTCCCGTATTGTTAGACATAACAATCCCTTGCCTATTCAAGATAAACACATTTGAAAGCATGTCTACACGGTTGAATGGTGGCATCAACTTGGAATTTCTCGGAACTATTATATCAAAGTCAAAGGAGATTTCAACCCCTCTATGTACAAACGGGATCTTTCCTATGGTGATCGTATAGTTAATTTTCTTGTGAAGGACGATAGGAATATTGAAATAATTGTTCTCTTGAGATGCTGTTATGTCAGAAGAGGTTATGTTGGTATAACCAATCCTATCATTAAAGATATTTTGAAGGGCTATAAGAAACGAATCAACATCATCTGTGCTATACATACAAATATCCATGTCTTTCGCAACAAGAGTGCGCGCAGCAGTTTCGGGTTGATACATTCGATTCCAAAACTTATGGATATTATATTTATTGGCGCTATTATATATTGCCTTGAAATGGTCGCTAATTATCATATCCCTCGCATACCCACCAAAGATAATCCCGCTGTTATTAAACACGAGAGTCTTGATTTCCTCAAACAAAATGTACTTGATGCGATCGGTGGTAAAGTTGATCTTGACAAATGACATGGTTATTTGGATTTGGTAGGATTGATAGATTAACTTGGCTTGTTGTACTTGGTACTTTCAACGGATTTGATGGGCTTCGAAGGCAAACAACAAATCAGTCGGTTCTTGCTATATTAATAAAAAGCAAAATAATCAATTTTTATAATTATAAAAGAAAAATAATACAAAATTATCCGATCCTATCTTATCCAATATCATTCTCTATTTTAGCAATAGCATATGCTTTCATTACTTTCTCGGCTGTATCAATAGGGAGAATATAATCTTTAGCACCATAAAACTCAGGATTTTTACGAGAACTTCTATTAATTAATGTACGTAATGCTAATATATCATGTAGTTCATATTGAATACGAAATTCTTGATTGCTAATATCAGTAAAACTGAAATATATGGATGGTTTTATTTTATTAATACCGTCGGGCATATAGAAACTATTAGGATATTTAAAAGTAATGTTAAATGTTCCCGAAGAATCTACTTGGTGAATGTTTGGGGTATTTTCAAAAGCAATCTCATGATTAGGGAATGGAAGACCAGACCCAGAGTAATTACTCATTCTATCTATAGGATTTGCGGCGATTATTATAATATTATTAAATTGCGCATGATTTTTTATTGATCCTGATATTTGTAATAAAGAGTAATCACTACTAAACGCAATACTATAACCAGTATATTCATCATTAAATATCATTTTAAATATATACTTCTATATTTTAGATATGTTTTATTTTTAGATAATAAATATTGATGAAAAATAAAGAATTTTAATATAAGTATCATAAATATCTTAGATACCATCATCTTCATCGTCATAAGCAGCATCTTCATCCTCACTATCAAATACAAATAAACTATCACTATAACTATCCGTTCCTTTTTTATTACGTTGTTTAGCATCAATAGCATCAACATCAGCAGCAGCATCATCAAATATAATATTAGCTTCGTTAGTGTTATTAATAGCAGTCGTAGCGACCTTATTATAGGCATTTATCAAAGTATCTGAGATTTCTTTATTATTAATGAGGATCTTGCATTGCTCTGCGTTATATTTATGAACAATATCAACTTTATTATCTTGAAAGTCTCTCATAGAAACAGCAAGAATATCACCAGTCTCAATCAATACACGTTTATTAAAACGCCGCATAGACCCTCTAATTACTCCAACTGCCTCATTCCCGTTATCACATAATACAAGAACTCTACAATTTCCCAATAACTTAATTACATATGCGTACACTTCATATTCCGTATTAATATTATAGTTATTGTTAGCGACCTTGTTAAATTGACTAATCTTTTTCTTATTTCTAATGCTTGTTTGATACATTTAGAATGGTTATATATATATTCTAATATTAGTCTTATATTAATTTATTACATAGGAGCATTCAGTATATGTAATATAAACTACAATAATTACAATTACTCATCATTATTATTTTTTATATCATTAGATATTAGATAATAGCAAACAATAATAACAACTAATGAATGTATTACAAGAAAATATACAGAAAATAATAGATAATAGGAGGTTAGATATCAGCGAAGCAAACTTTGTTAATAAAAAATCTAAATTTATGATCATAACTTACTGGTGGGGCAAAGGGAATCTTAATAGAAATACACAGATACCATGTAAAGAACTTAATTATTTACAATTTAATTGGCAACTTAAAGATGGACAAAAGCTACTTAAGGAACCTGATACATTCGAGGGTATGATAGATAAATGGAATAATAACTGTATAAATAAAAACTGTAATTACTTTTCTCAAGAATATCCTGAGTTTGCGGTGCCTGGAGGGTATCAGCTTGCGATTAACGCCAAACCACTTTTTATAAAGAAGGTTCTTGATACATTAAGAGATATGGGAAAAGAAGACATATCTGTAGTTTATATTGATGGTGATATGACTGTTAATAAATATCCGCATATTTTTGATATTAATAATGTTGACTATATGGGGCGTGGTTGGAATGTAGATCCACGTTCAAATATTCATTATAAAACTAAACCCTGTTTTGATCCTTTTACATTCGAAACTTCTGGCGGGATTATGTATTTTGCCAATAACAATAATGGACGTGAATTGCTTACTATGTGGAGTAAATGGTCTTTTATGCCAAAGTTTCAAGGAAAGGCCGATGACCGTATTTTAAGTATGTTAATAAACTCTAAACAACTTTATATATCTATGAATGTTTTACAGCTGCCTATTGAATATTTATGGCTTACAGATGCCTATGAACCTCTTGATACACGAGACAAATATTTGGATAGAAAGCATTATTCACGTAGTGAAATTGTATTTGAGCATCCCGCATGTTTAACTACAGAAGAATCAGCACGTGATCAAGGAGCTGCCGCAAATAGACAGCCCATTTATTATGATGTATTAGTAGAAAATTTAATAGATTGTCAGACAGAAGGTGGTGTATTACATGAATATATAGTATTTGATAAATATAATCAAGCAAGAGAATGGAAAAAATACTTACAATATATGTCATCAGATGATGCTTCCTTAGGGAAGTATAAAGATGGAGAAAAAATAATACCATATTATATTCGAAGCTATAAATCCGGTTATGCTAATAAAAACGATTTTGTTGAAGCAAATACTGAAGCTATCAGAGCAATTATATATGATCTCAAGCAATCAGCCAATATCAATAAGTATAACCTCTTATATTTACTACATGATGGTGGTAAGAGTGAGATTGATGATGATATTATCTATATAAAGAAAGAGAGTGATATTATTCTTTATATAATAGCTTTATTAGCAATCAAGAAGGATGTTATATATTTACCAAAGAACTTAAAAAATTCAGGGTCAAGTAATAGATCATTAAAAAGTATTTTGAGAAAAACAGATAAATATGAGTTTATTTGTAAGATAATTAATGATGATCCCAATTATCCTATAATAGATACAAACGAGCCCATGTTTTTTAGTCATAACTCAGAAAAACTTATAAAATTATTGCGCATGAGTGTAAATATCTTAGAGTTTAATAAAAATCTTAAAATGTGTGTTTTATATATTCAGCTTATAAGATGTTTCTTTATTATGAACTTAGATAAAACATCGTCATCATCGCAAGTTTCTAAAACACATAAGAATCAACGAGCAAAAACACATTCATTAGTTCGAACAAAAGTTAATACAGTCAAACACCCTAAATATTATTCATTATAAAAAATTGATACCCCTTTTTAAATTAAATAGACACCATAAGAATGTTTGACAAGGACATTAAAGATATCAAGGATATTAAAGTAATAAAGAGAAAGGAAGACAAAGTTATTTGCTTTCGTTTTGTAGAAAAAGGTAAGCATTATTTTGCGAAGCTGGTTCATCCCGACTTACAAGTTGATTTTGTTAGAGAAAGAGATATCAATAATTACATCAACAACAACTTGAAAGATTTTAAGTATTTCACAAAGATGCTAAATGTGTATGAAAACATAAATCTCCCTAATAACTTAGCAAGATTAGTGAATGATTCAAACCCATCGGCTATATCCAAATATAATTTGATGATATTTGCCCATTCAGGTAATCATCCTCTAAGGTACTATATAAATAGAATGTCTCGTGATGATTTCAAAGATATCCTTTGTCAGATAAGAGAGTCGACGAACTTATTGAATGATATCGGGGTAATACATTATGACCTATATTGTGAATCTAATGTTATGTTAAAAAAAGAGAGTAATAAATGGGTAATTAAAATTATCGATTTTGGACTTTCGTATATCGATTTAACAGATAAACGCGATAGTGATTATAAAAACATAATGGAAAGTATTGAACATTTCAACAAGAAACACATCATATAATACTTATTCTTATATATATATTACTTTGTTTATCATTTATTTTCATCGAATGTATATTTTTCCTTTGATCGAAGATATATATTTCTTTTATAACGATTAAAGATAATCGACTTATATTTATTATAGGGTATTATGTCTTTTGTAGCGGATGCTGTAACGAGTGATGTATAAACTGTAGTATTATATAGTGCTGTTATGTCAGGGGCACTATTACATCTTAATAATGGTCGTCTATTAGTATGTGAATGCGTATTGATTGCTCTCATATAATTAATATAACTTGAGGTAATCACGAGGTATGTAATCAATTTGAAGTTCATATTGGGATTTTGAGAATATTCTATATGTATAGTTTAATATTTATATACTAAACCTTATTAATTTTTATATACACGTGTTATATATTTTTATATTTTTTTTTTATTTTTATATTATTTTCTGAAAAGTAATTAGAAGAACTGGAGAGATTTATACTGAATGAACGCATCATCAAAAAACTCTATATTACAAGATATAATAAAAAAAAATAAAGGAACATTTAAATATGAGTTAAGAGATTGGATACCTATAAAAAGGTTGAGTTGGAAAGAGTTATCAAGTAATCCAAATGCGATTGAGCTATTAGAAGCTAAAATTAAAATAGAAAAGTCTTTAACAAAAGCTGCTTATAATAAATTAAATAATAATAAGAAAATAGATTGGGTAGCTCTATCAAGTAATCCTGGAGCAATCAAGTTGTTAAAAGAGAATCCAAATGATATAGACTGGGACGCATTATCAAGTAATCCGAATGCTATTGAGATGTTAAAAGCCAACAGGAAAGATATCAATTGGAGTGTTCTGTCAAGTAATCGTAATCCAAAAGCAATCGATATGTTAGACAACCCTGATAATATAGATTGGTCTTCTCTATCAGGTAATCCAAATGCTATTGAGTTGTTAAAAAAGAATTTTAAGAAAATAGATTGGCGAGCATTATCTGGTAATCCAAATGCTATCGAGTTATTAACAAGCAATCAAAATAAAATAGATTGGGAAATATTGTCAAGTAATCCAAATGCCATAGAGTTACTAAAGGCAAATCAAGATAAAATAGTATGGCATTTTTTATCTACAAATCCGAATGCTATTAAATTATTTATACTAAATCTTAAAAAAGTAGATTGGTGGTTTTTATCAAGAAATCCTAATCCGCATGTTATAGCCCTATTACAAACTCATCAGGATGATATAGATTGGAAAGAGTTTTCAAAGAATCCTTTAATATTTACAAAGAATAAAGATATCAAAGCAAAAAATAATGTATGTGAAAGGATATTAACTCCAAAACAAGTGGGACCAATCTGTTGGTTTATGGCTGCCTTTGTAGCGATGTTTTACAGCCAGCGTAGCAGAAAGATATTATTAGATACTTCTAAAGGTTGGAATAAAAAGAAAGAGTTATTTACAATCTTGAAGCATATATTAGATGATAAATACTTGAAGACTGAGAGTAGAGAAAGTGAGGATTATAGGAAGTTTAGTGATGATACATTTAGCAAAGTGCTATCTCTGCTATATAAGGAGAATAATAAGTTGTTCCCTTATAATCCCAAGACTATTTCTGGAGGATTTAATCCAGAATATTACATAGGTAGGTTATATAAATTATTAAATGTCGATTATAGGATGTATGACTATAATGTTGCTGATAATGTTTTTGCGTATTCGTTTTTAAATGAAGATTTTAATAATGAGATTGTGTATAAGGTTGTTAAAAAGAATATTAATACATATTTTTATAGAAATGCCAATTTCAAATATATAGAGGAAAATATAACACCTCCGCCGATATTGATGGTTATTGTTAGAAATGACAATAAGAATACTAATTTTTATAAAGATTTATTCCCTAATAATATAATAAATGAGGGAGCAACAAAGGAAACTCTAAAGTCTTTGAATGAGCAAATATTTTATAAAGGTGTTGAATATAACTTAGATTCTGTTTTATTGGCAAATTGGAATATAAATAAGAAAAATGGACACGCAATTGCTGGTATATCTTGTAAAAAAGAGAAGTATGTTTATAATGGTTGGACGAGAACAAGCATGGATCCTGTAATGATTAATAAGGAATTGGCAAGAAAAATACCATGCGAACTTATGAAGTATGATTGGAACATTAAATATAATGGTGATTTTTGCTTAAATCCCGCAAAATGTATCCCTGAAGCTTTACAACATCAATTAAAAGATCATGATCTTTGCTTTAACTTTAGCAAAGGAAAGCGCATATTAGTATATGTACGCAAAGATGCTAAACCTGATACTTCTATGATGACTGAACATAATATTTCTAAAAATATTCCGGCACCTGTTAATATACCTCCTAAGCCTCATAAGTCGCCTAAGCTTCCTAAGTCGCCTAAGAAATGTCCAGAGGGCAAGATATTAAATCCTACGACAGGACGTTGTATATTGATAAAGAATATTAAATCTACTTTCAAGAATTTGCCTAAGCTTCCTAAGTCGCCTAAGAAATGTCCTGAGGGTAAGGTATTAAATCCTAAGACAGGGAGATGTATATTAATAAAAAATAAAAAATAAAATAGGAATTATTACTTTTTATAAAGGTTATATATAGAGATATATATATCTTATATTTTGCTAATGAATTCATCACCTGTAAAAATAAAAGAGTCAAAAAAAGGTATATGTGCGAGAATACTAACACCAAAGCAAGTTGGACCCATATGCTGGTTTATGGCAACTTTTGTAGCTATGTTTTATAGCCAGCGTAGTAGAAAATTACTACTTGATGCGTCTAACAGTTGGAATAATAAGAAAGCATTATTTGCTTTGTTAAAGCATGTTTTAGATGATAAATACTTAAAGACAGCAGATGGAAGAGACAGCGAAGATTATAAGAAGTTTCGAGATGATACCTTTATAAAGATATTGTCATACTTAAATTTGGAAAATAGTAAGGCATTTCCTTATGACCCTAAAAAGGTATCTGGTGGATTTGTTCCTGTGTATTACATAGGCAAACTGTATAAATTATTAAATTTAGATTATAAGATTTTTTATTATTATATTCAAGATGGTATCTTGTCATACTCTTTCTTGAATGAGGAGTATGATTGGTTAAAATATACAATTGTAAAGAGGAATATAGATATTGGTATCAATATAGATAATGTTTTTAAGGACAATACAAGAAGAGACAACTATGTTGATAATGGATATGCTCCGCCCATATTGATTGTGAATGTTTCTGAAGGTTTGGGGGACACCTCGTTTTACAAGGTAAAAGAAGGCGACACCAAGGATAGTCTAAAGTCTATGAGCGAACAAATATTTTATAATGGCAAGGAATATAATTTAGATTCAGTAATCTTGACAAATTGGAATATAAATAAGAAAAATGGACACGCAATTGCTGGTATCACTTGTAAAAAAGGCAAATATATTTATAATGGCTGGACAAGAACAAGCATGGATCCTGTAATGAAAAATCAAATAATAAATAGTGATATTCCTTGTGAACTTATGAAGTATGATTGGAATATCATTAAGAATAATGACTTTTGCTTGAATACTAACAAATGTATCCCTGAATTATTAAGAAAGAAACTAAAAGTTAGAGATATCTGCTTTAATTTTAGTAAAGGAAACAAGATATTAATATACGTTCGTAAGGATGCTAAACCTGATACTTCGATTGATAGTGCTACTAAGTCTGCTAATGCTGCTAATGCTGCTAATGCTGTGAAGTCTCCTAATTCTCCTATAAAACAACCAAATAAGTCTCCAAAGGTTCCTAATGTGAAGGTTCCCAAGGTATGTCCTGAAGGCAAAGTATTAAATCCTAAGACAAACCGTTGTATATTGATAAAGAATGCTAAGGCAGCAGCTAATAAGCCGCTAAAGTCGCCAAAGGTATGTCCTGAAGGCAAAGTATTAAATCCTAAGACAAACCGTTGTATATTAATAAGGAATATTAAAGATCCTGCTAATAAATCTCCTAAGAAATGTCCTGAAGGGAAGGTATTAAATCCTAAGACAGGACGTTGTATATTGATAAGAAATAAGAAATAAAAAAGTAGAGATTATTATTTTTATAAAAGTTATATATAGAGATATATCTTATATTTTGTTAATGAATTCACCATCAATAAAAAAAAAGGCAATAAAAACGAAAGCAATTAAAAAAGGAACATGTTCAAGAATTTTAACACCAAAGCAAGTTGGTCCTATTTGTTGGTTTATGGCTACATTTGTAGCTATGTTTTATAGTCAGCGTAGTAGAAAATTACTACTTGAAGCATCTAATAATTGGGATAAAGAGAAAGAATTATTTACATTATTAAAACATGTTTTAGATGATAAATACTTGAAGACAGCTGATGGGAGAGAAAGCGAGGATTACAAAAATTTTAGTGATGATACTTTTTTAAATATGTTATCATTATTAAATAAAGAAAACAAAAATGAATTTCCTTTTAATCCTAAACATAAAAATATATTAGGTTCATTTCGACCAAAGCTGTATATAGGCAAACTATATACATTATTAGGTGTTGATTATAAAATGTTTGATTATAGCACGACTGAATATATTTTAAGATATTCATATTTAAACAAAGATTACGATTATTTTCGAACATATAAAATTGAAGATAATAATATAATAGATAGTATTGAAGACAAAGAAGACAGGTTAAAAGGATATAGATATATCGAGGATAACTATGCGCCACCTATATTACTTTTAAGGGTTTATAATTATCACATACCTATTTATGATAGCATCTTGGCTAATAATATAATACCTGATGACTTCCTATATAGTAATATACGATATAGAAAAGACAACATAACTTATAATAAAAAAAATTATACTTTAGATTCTGTAATATTGTCAAATAGTAATACAGACCATAATATAGGACATATAATCGCTGGAATAACATGTAAAAAAGAGAGATATGTCTATAATGGATGGCCAAGAATAAACATGGATCCAGCACAGGTGACGACACAAATAACACAACATATTCCTTGCGAACTTATGAAATATAAATGGAATCAGACTTATGATGCTAACATTTGCTTAAATAGAATAAAATGTATGCCTGATATATTGAAAACCAAAGTAGCAAATAAAGATTTTTGCTTTAATTTTAGTAGCGGTGTAAGAATACTTATATATGTTCGTAATGATTCTAAATCAGCTACTTCGAGTAGTAATAGTGTAAATAAATTGTCTACAGCAGACGTAACACCTACACAACCAAGAAGAAGTGGGCGATCCAGTAAAAACACACCACCAGCTGCCCAGGGTACACCGCCAGCTGCTCAGGGTACACCCCGTGTAATTAAGAAATCTCTACAATCTCCTACAGCAGACGTAGCACCTATACAACCAAAAAGAAGAGGGCGACCCAGTAAAAAAACATCACCAGCTGCTCAGGGTACACCATCAGCTGCTCAGGGTACACCATCAGCTGCTCAGGGTACATCCCACGTAATTAAGAAATCTCCTGCACAATCTCCTACAGCAGATGTAGCACCTACACAACCAAGAAGAAGTGAGCGACTCAGAAAAAAAGCAGCAGATGCTAATAAATAAAAATAATATAATAATAAATAATAAAAATCTAAACATCTAAGATATACAAAGCATCTCCCCATTTGTGTATCGTCATATTTGTTAGAACTCTTTTAAATTTGAGTGGTGCTAAGAATTCATCAATCTCATTAATTAACGCACAGTTTTTATACAGTTCTTTTGAATTAACTTCTAAATATAATACCTTAGCATGTTTGATAGACTCTGTAGCACCTTTTAATGCCAAGAGTTCAGCGCCTTGAATATCAAAGTTCCAAAAATCATACTTTGAAGCATCTAAATTATTTCTTTTAAAAAAGGTATCAATTGTAATACTCTTTTGATGTATCTTGTCTATAAAAACTACACCAGGATGTTCCGTCAAATGCGTTCCAAAATCTAAAATACTTGAAGATTGTAAATTATTAGCTACATTAAACAGAATATCTTCGTCATCTTTGTCTGTAATAACGGCGTGATATACATTAGGTATTCCTCGAGCGATAGATTGAGCTACTTTAAAAGAAAGCGCATCGACCCATACAATATCTTCTGTTTTAACTCCAAAATTATTATAAATAGGTAGTTCTTCACAATCATGTGCACCTACATGAAAACAACCCTTAATATTTATTTTTTTTGAAGTTAAGATATTCTGAATTTCTTCTAAATCAATAATCATAATAATATATGATTTTATATATGTTATATGCCTATATTTTATATGCTTTCATTTACAATTTAATAACATATTAGACAAACAACAATTTATTTTTTATATTCCATATTATAGAATATATATATTGAAATGCCTGTAATGAAAAGCAAGAGTGTTGTTAAACCGAAGAGTAAACCTAAGAGTGTAAGTAAGAGAGGAGGAGTATCTAATAAGGTTGCTCCATATACTCCACCAACATCACGTCGTACAGAAGAAAAACCTTTAAAAAAATCGGTAGTTAATGTATTCATAAATTTATTAACTAAATCAAATTCAAAAGTAGCAGCTGAAAAACCAAGATTTGGTTTTAGTTCTAAGAAAAAGTAAAGTAATAAAATATAAAAAATACAAGAAATATAAAAGAGTAATATAGGCAATTTACATATTACAAGTTTTTAATATTATAGTAATATAGAATATAGACGCATATAATTAAAAATAATGAATAAAAAATCGAATGAAGCTATATGTATTCGTAATACAGGAACATGGGCGAATCTTAAACCCGAGCACAAGTTTGATTCAGGCAAGTTTAATAAACAAACTGTATTGAATGAACTTCCTATGCTATCTCCTAAAATATATAATATGATAAAAAAGATTAACGATTTAGATGAGCAGGATATGGCAGCTGATAATAAATATTATAAACATATCATATACAGCGATATAGCCGGAGTATATGGTGCTAAGATGGTTGCGTCATCTTTAATAGCCAATAACTTCACGCTTGTATATTCTAATAAATTTGCTTTGAAACCGGATATTAAAGATAAAAACAAAACCTTCGGGCTTCTAACAACATCTACTGTCTATCAAAAACCACTAACAGTCGGTTTAAAGAAGAAGATGATGACCCTTATGAACGAGCGACCTAATAATATATATGGTGAAAATATGCGTATCATAATATTAGATTCAGGATATAAGGAGGGACTTGATGTCTTTGATGTTAAATATATGCACATCTTAGAACCTTTAGAAACAAAGGCAGAATATACGCAGGTTATTGGTCGTGGGACACGATATTGCGGACAATCTGGGCTACCTTTTATTCCAAACCAAGGGTGGCCTCTAAATATTTTTAGGTATAATATTAAATATGATAATGATAATACAGTTCATGACTTATATATTAAGCATAGTAATAAAAACATAAGTGCTTTTAATTTCATAGCAGATATAGAGTCTATTATTATTGCTTCTGCTGTGGATACACCACTTACAGAAAATCTTCATTTACTGAGCGAGAAGAACAATAGGTTTTATGATTATATGATGGCAAAGAATAATATCAAGGTTGAGAAACCGAAGCGTAAGGATTTAATAGAGGTTGTAAATAATATACGAGGTAAAATATATACGAATGATTCTTTTATAGATTGTAAGAAAAAATGTAAGGGGGTTCTCGAAGATTTTCCGTCGGCAAATGCGCTACTAATAATTGCTGCGGTTTTCACGATTGATAATATTGGCAGACGGGATGATATCAAGGTTAAAAATACGAAGCTGTATATGGGAAATATTAATAATAAGGTTCAAAATTATGTCAAGAATGGTTCATTATTAACATATCTTAATGAGAAGTACCCAAAACCTTTGTTATGTAATGTAATAGATAAAAATCAAAACTTTTGCGATGCTATAAATAAACTATGGATGAATCCTATAAACTTTTTAAAATTATTTGGCGACAAGATTATAGATAATCTTAACTACTATAAAAAGGTGAAAGCTATTACTGATAAAAACTATGCTGATGCGCTCAAGTTTATTTACGAATATAAAAGTAAATTAATATTAAAGAAGCCTAAATTTGAAGCAGTACCACCTAAAACCAAATTAACCAATTTTGAATTATATAAATATGTAGAGAAGCACTTTGCGCCTTATAAATGGGAGCACATAAATATTGTAAATAAATGCGTAGCTGAAGTTATTATTGATGAAGATGATAATAGCGAAGCCGCGCAAGCTGCTCAGGCTGCAAAGAAGGCTGTTGCGAATGCGGCAAATGCCAAAGATAATAAGGGATATAATATCGTAACTTTCTCGCATACGCAAAACTTTGTTCAGAAGTTTTTAACTCCTCAATCACCTTACAAAGGGATGTTATTATTTCATAGTGTTGGCTCAGGTAAAACTTGTACTGCTATCTCTACGGCTACTAATACATTTGATAGGGAGGGTTATAAGATATTATGGGTAACAAGACATACGCTAAAAGAGGATATATGGAAAAACATGTTTGACAACATTTGTAATGTAATAATACAGGATCGCCTTAATAATGGCGAAATATTACCATCAACTAAGGCAAAACGTATGGAGTTTTTAGGGAAGAACTGGTTACCTCCTATATCATATAAGCAATTTACTAACCTTATTAAGGGTAAAAACAAATATTATAAGCAGATGGTGGCTTTGAATGGTAAGGAAGATCCTTTTAGAAAGACTCTTATTATCATCGATGAGATACATAAAATATATAGCTCATCTCTTTCGGCTCTTGAGAAACCAAATCCTGAAGTTCTTCAAACCATGGTTCAAAACTCATACAAGGTATCAGGAGGCGATTCACTTAAACTACTTCTTATGACTGCTACACCAATCACAGATGACCACATGAGTTGTGTAAAGATACTTAATTTATTATTAGAAAATTATGAAAGATTTCCAGAAGAGTTTGATAGATTTAAGACGATGTTTTGTAATGAGAATGGTTTATTTACAGAGAAGGGGTCACAAGAATTCATGAATAAAATTACAGGTTTAGTAAGTTATATAGATAGGGCAAATGACCGCAGCCAATTTGCTTATCCTGTAATAAGAGATATATTGCTTGATGTTGAAAAGAAAAAGATTACTGATAATGGAATCAACGAAATTAATAAGAAGATACAGGAATATGAAGATCGATTAAATAACAAGGATGTTAAATTAAATAAGGATGAGATAAAGGAGATAAAGAAGGAGATTAATGGTATGAAAAAAGAGAAAAAGAACGCTGATAAATTGAAAGACGAACCAGTCGATGTTATTGATTTTATAAATAACTGTTTTGTAAAGAAACCAGTCCGTCGATTAATAAATACCAATAATAACAAAATCAAAAATGTAAAAAATGTAAACAAAGTTGATGTTGATGTTAATGGTGTTAATGCTGTTGATGATGTTAATAATGTAGTTGATGTTGATGTTAATGCGGTAGATGATTTTAATAATGTTAATGCTGTTAATGCGGTAGATGATGTTAATGCTAATGTTGTTAATGTAGTAGATGCTGTTAATGATGTTAATGATGTTAATGGTGTTAATGGTGTTGATGATGTTAATAACGGACAGAATGTACAGAATGTACAGAATGTATATAATGATGTAAAACCAAAGAAAGTAAAGGTGAATGCTACTGCTAAATCTCCTAAGAAATGTCCTGAAGGTAAGATATTAAATCCGAAGACAGGTAGATGTATAGTAAATAAGGCTGCTGTAGCCGCTAAATCTCCTAAGAAATGTCCTGAAGGCAAGGTATTGAATCCTAAGACAGGTCGTTGTGTATTACAGAAGGAACGTGATGCTAAATATAGTTTTTAGTAAGTATGCTTTTAGGTGCGTAAGAATGAATATAAGAATAATAGGAAAATATATATAGATATGTATATATTATTATATTCAATAGTTATAGCCGCATTTATTTTAGGAGCTTATCAATATATTGATAGTATAAATAGGGATATTAATGCGGAACCTTATGATATAACTAAGGATTTATTAACAATTAATAATGTAGCTATTTATTTGGCAATCGTATCCACGGTTTTCTTTATAATGTATATGGCTTTTAATGACGATCCTGATATATTTTTGTCGCTTGGTATTTTTGAGAATGATAAAGAAAGTATTGGTTATGAAATAAAAAAAACAAATGTAAATCCTAATATTCTAAGAAATACTACAGACCCTATGAAAATGGGTTTCGAACCCTATAATAGTGGAGGTTCAAAGAGTGATACAAATTCTGACGCATCATCAGTATTATCCTCTGAATTATCAGTAGATAGCGAGTAATCATACATATAATTTAGGGTCAACATTTAGAGCCTTAAGTATCCTTTTATATAATACAGGAGAAAAGTTGGTAACAGAGCAATTCTCATATTCTTTAATAATTTTTTCTTGAATTCCTAATTTGCGTGCTAAATCAATTTGCTTCAAATTACAGGCATTTCTTGCTATAGAGATTGCTTGCGCCTGCTCATGAGTAATTTTGTTCAATTTAGGTATTTCTTCGCTATTTAATCGCTGAAACTCCTTATTACCCATGGGTTTTGCGGTAGTATGATGTGCTTCTTTGCTTTGCGCATTCACAACATTTTTACTTCTAATTACAACAGGTTCCCAGTCTTGATAGCAGCTATTCATTAGTGTGTATTTAATTATATATAATAGTATTTTTTATATATTAAAATAATCAATTTTTAGATATTACATAGAAGAAGCAGTCAATCTATTGCTTCTTCTTATAAAATCTGATTCATCCATTTTGCGAATAAATAGAAGTTTATTAACAGGACATACAGATGCCTTCTTTTGTAATACAAATCCATTAGCAACTGCTATATTAACCATGCTGTTTCCTTCGT